ACAACTGCTAAAATTTTCTTCTTCATATGATTTTATTCTCCTTTACCATACCCAGTTTCTTCAAGGAACTCATTAAATTTCTCTTTTGTCATATTGTTTGGATAATACATATCTAGCACCATATCAAACGGCTTTAAATAATTATCCAACACATTCTCAGCGTCTTCTTTTGCTTCCTGCATTTTCATATTGATATAATCTTCTCGTGTCATATTCCATGCTGTAGGGCAATCCGTAACGGTCGAAAATCTACAATATAATCCATTTGGTTGTTTTGAGACAAATCCTGCCATATTATTCTCCTTTAAATTTGACACTATTGCTTTTTATTGTACTTAATTAAGATATTATTCAAATCGTCTATAATGTCATCACATATTGCAATTTTCCCACGCAGATACCCTTTATCCCAAAATCCATACTCTGATAGTTCACTATCATCTGACATTTGAGAAAGTTGCTTCTCATATCTTAGTTTTCTTTTTTCATATTTTTCAATTAATCCCATTTAAACCTCCAAAAGAAATCTATGTTTCTTTGTAAAAATATTACTATATATAGTGTCTATATTTTCCATAAACACTATATATAGTATTTCATTTACGCCTGATACACAAAACTTGGCATTGGCTGTAATTTAAACAGATTTTTCTCATGCATTGAATCAATCTTAGCTTTTACTTCCTCACTTGGCTCAATTCCATCTCTGATATATGCATCTAATTCAGCATAAGTAAATCCAAGGTTATCTTCATCAGTCTTTCCACAAAGACCATCGGTAGGTGTCTTATCAACTAATTCTGACGGAAGCCCTAACTCACGACCGATAGCTTTTACCTCTGTTACTGTAAGATTTTCTAGTGGACTAAAATCGCCAGCAGCATCGCCAAACTTGCTACAATATCCAACCCAATTTTCTGAAAGATTACACGTATTAGCAACACGACCATTTACTGACTGGGAAATAGCATATAATGTAGCCATACGAATACGAGCAGGAAGATTTGTTGTTGTCTGAGGTGTCGGTGAAACTACACCTTCAAAACTCTCTAACACTTCATTGACAGCACCCTCAATATTGCACGTAATTCTAGTGATGTCTAAAAAGTCAACCAACATTTTTGAATATTCGATATCACTTTGTTCTCCATTTGGCATAAGGACTCCAATTACTCTATCCTTACCAAGAGCTTCTACACATAATGCTGCCACAACGCTTGAATCTTTACCGCCTGAGATACCAACAACTGCCATACAATCCTTGCCGTTCTTTTCAAAGAAATCCTTAATCCACTGAATGCAATCATTAGTTGCTTTCTTTACATCAAAATTACTCATGTCTAATCTCCTCTCTAACTCTCATAAGAATTTTTCCTAAATTATTTTCTCCAACACCATTCACTGTGCCCCAAATTTTATCGCCCCAAGTATTACCTTCTTCGAGATGCTGATTATCAGTCTCAAGTAACTTTGCTTTGAGCTTTAAATTTTGAGTAAATTTCGCTTTTACAATTTCGTACATAACGTTGTATTTCACATCTTCCCAATCAGATCGAAGCTGAACTCTTCTGCCAAGTTTCTTTGCAGATGATGGATCTAAATTCGTGAAACATTCTCTATTTGAAAAAGTTTTTGCTGATTGAAAAGCGGCTTCATTATTCAAATATGTAAGTCCTTCATATGTAACAGGAGAAGAATAAAAGTTGCTTAAAAAATAATATTTACCTCTAAATTCATTTATCATCCTTTGTCAAGCCTCCATAATTCAACATTGCAATCATAAAAAATATTCTCTATCATTTGATGTACTTCCTCCCAATTTGCACCGCCACGAACACATCCAATTTTATATGGCATTGCAATACTCATATTTTCTAAAACTGCATATGATTTCAAATTTTCAAAACATTTTCTTAAAGCATCAATATCTGTATACTGTTTTCCGTCATAGCCATATGATTTTTGTGCAAATAAATTTGCATATATTCTTGCGTCAATATTAGACTGAAAATATCTAACAGAACCCAATAATTGTTCAGGTGTATTAATCGAACAAAAACTATGATAATCTTTATATACTTGCGCATCATAATCACGGATTGCTTTTGCAACACCAGAATTAAAAGCACCTTTGCAATTAACCTGGTGTGCAATAATATCAGTGTTCGAAGTGAGCAAGTCTCCATCAATAATTTTAATCATTACTTACCTCCGTACATTCTGTTTCTGATATCCGCAAATGTGTCTTCTCTTACTAATTCTCCATCTTTAAATACGGTAGTAAGTAAACTGTTATCACTCATTTCAAGTAACTGATCTTGACACTTTAATTCACCGTTATCATCAAATACTCTACAACATCCTTTATGAGATTTCTTTAAGTGACTTGTATCTGTCTTGGGATCTTTGAAAATCATTAACTTCTTGTCATCAATTACTCCATATGTAGCTTTCATTGCAATACCAAAAGTATCTCTTGTAACAACAATCATTTTGCCGTTTTCAACGATTGCAGTGAAGCAAAAAGCTCCTACACCATAAGCAATATTATTAGCTGCGAAACCACGCTTTTCTAATTCTTTCCAAATAGTTTCTACATTAGAAAGTGTGCAGCCATCACCATAAATAATACCGATATGCGGATTTAATACCTTATAACCTTTACCATTTACAGAACCACCAAAAATCTCCCATAACCTTTCAACTGTCTTAACTGAAATTTCTACAATATCACCACTATCAGGACGAACCAAGAGCTTTCCATTATGATTCATAATCTCTTCTTTACACTGTGGAAGAATATTATTTACCATATTCCAATAATCATAAGTATCTGAAACCATACTAAATGATGTGTTCGGATATAACTCTGTTAAAAGCCTCTTAACAAACGTAACCTCATCTCCATCAATTGAGAAATTAGCACCCATTACAGAATGCTCAGTTGAGACAGCACCGATTCCAATACCATTATTCTTACAATCGGCATTATAATATCTATCAATATAATTAATTGCTGGAATTGTAGATGTCTTATTAAATGAAAGCAACCATGATGCTGAACATCTTGTAGCTTCATCCATACAAGACATTCCTCTCATGCCAAAATCTGCGCAAGCCATATTTCCAGACAATCCGTCTGTTGTCTTGTTATACCAATAATCTGCAATCTCACGATACATATGACCAATAGTTGCATGACAACAAGGTTTCCATAATTCTACCTGAAGAATACATTCAATCCACTGAACAAGCCATGCAAACTTGTCATCCGTATTAGTAATTTCAATACAAGGAACTCCCATTGGTACAAGTGTGCCTTCTAGCAATGCTCTAATCTCAAGTGGTAAATATCCTAATCTGTGAAGTTCTACAATTTTATCTAAATCATAGTTGTCTCTACCAATCTGTACGTCCATCGAATCTGTATAAAGAGTTAGCATCTCATCTTCCGATAAATCGAAGAAATTTTTCTGAAAATATCCCATTAAATATTCTTTGATAAATGCCTGTAATCCAAAGAAAACCATTTCATTTTGATTCTCTAACATTGATTTTCGAGGCACCCAATACGATACTAACTTAGTTAATCCCTTCGGATACATACGATCATGACACTGTTTATAAGTATCTGATAATAATAAAGCCATTGTGTTATCCATAATTTTAAACCTCCATAACTGTAATTTTTTCATGACTACCATTAAACAAACTATTTGTAGTGAATAATCTGTTCACTGTATTATTCTCCAAAGACTTGATTAATGTTCCTTTTTCTTTATCAAGAATTGAATTCTCTGTATGAGTGGCATACGCATAAATCTCAGTTACACCATGTTTCTTCAATTCTTCTGCACTATAATAAAGTGAACCGCCATATGCGATAATATCATCAATCATTAACACAACTTTATCCTTCAAATCAATACCATTTGTTCTAATGTCTAATCCAAGGATTTTGCCAGTCTTCCAATCTCTTTTCTTTTCACCATAACAATACGGTAACTCAGGGAATAAATCTGAATATCTCTTAGCTGCACCTGCGTCTGGGAAATAAAGTACAAGATTTCTCATACCAATCTTTGAAATAGCTTTATCAACATACTCTTTTGGATTTTCTTTTACACAATTATTGAGTAATGCAGTAGAAACATCGCTATGAGCATCTAAAACATAAACTGATGAAAATCCTAACCAATTGATAAAATCGCAAAAATACTTCAATGTGAATACTTCATCATCATTTTTTACTCTATCCATTCGTGCATTAGGAATATATGGAAGAGATAAATAATAATCCACATTAGTAAAAAATCTTTCAAGATGTTTCTTTACTAACATCAGATAAAACATCTCATCGTTACTCTCATAAATCCATTCAATCCAAATGCAAGGAGACTCATCATAAGAGTCTTCCTCAATGTTGTTTATATCAATATTTACTCTTGGTGTTCCATCTGGAAACTTGTTGATTGTTACAATTTCGCCATTAATTTTAATCATATTCTACTCTCCAATCACTTCGATCTGACACATCTTCATAGTTGCTAATGCAGCATTGTGAGTATCAGGTGTGACACCTGCACAACAGCTTGCATCTACTGTAATATCAATCTCAGGGTAATTTGCTCTGATAATAAGTGCATTTGAAACCACACAGATATCGGTGCATAATCCGCAAACCTCAACACTTTCAAATCCAAAATCCTTCCAGTTTAACCAACCAAATGTAGGCTTATCAATCAGAATATCGTTCTCAATATCAAAATCTAGCTTATCTGAAATTTGCCAACCAATAGTATTCTTTACACAGTGAGTAACAGGAAGGTGCTTACCCTCATATGTTTCCAAATAATTCTCAGGGTGTGTGTCTCTTGTAAAGATTACCTGTTTACCAACGTCCTTATACTCCTTAATTTTCTTTGCTACATTCGATACAATTGCCTGTGCTTCCTTTGTACCAAGTGTTCCATCAATAAAATCATTCTGCATGTCTACAACAATTAATGTTTCTCTCATTTTGTTACCTCTTTTCTTTGTTCTTTCATTACTAAGTGGCTAACATTTATTGCTTCTCTCATGGCTTCTGCAAACTCATAAGCACAATCAGAAGTAAATCTTTCCTGCACTTTTGCAATATCATTTGTATCAACTTCACTATGAATCCTTGCCTCAATAATATATTTTCCGTCTCTACATTGAATATCTATCATTTACTTATTCTCCTTATTAAGCCAATCACAATATTTCTGACAAGCCTCCTTGCTCCTGAATGCAATTTTTTCTCCATATCTTTTACCATTATGATATGCAATTACATCATCATTAAAATCATCAAAAATATTTTCTATTCTGAATTCACTGTAATAATCATACGCATCTGCATAATTCTTGTTTGGTTCGTGGTTTTTAGTAAAATAGATTTTCTTTTTATCACTGTATCTTGGCTTATATGCTTTATGAAATTTAATCTCTTTATTCAATGAAATAGCTGGCTCATAAATATATACTGGTCGAGAACATTCACAATCCTTGGTTACAGTTTCACCATTTGGATATACTGCAATAAGTTTTCTTTCCTCGTTACATAAATTACATTTTGGTTTTTCATGAGGAACACGTTCTGCATACCACACTTCTGAGTCTTCTAAAAGTTTCTCAAAAACTTCTTCCATTGTTTTATTGTAAAAATCTTTCTCTACCTCTCGTTTGTAATTGTCTATCTTGTACTGTAAATCTCTTTCTCTACAAGAAAGATCCAAATTTTTATCATTGTACTCTTTAACCTTCTGTCTTAATTCTACATTTTCTTTTGTTAATTTACTGATTTCAGAGTTTACATCTTCACGTAAAATTTCTCTGAACTTTTCTTTCATTTCATCAAAAAACATTTCGCCTTCACTTGGCTCATAAAAATCATCGTATTCTGGATACATATTCTCTCCTTTCTCCATAAGAAATTCCGCTTTCTTTCGGTCTTGATTTTTATACAATATATAGTATTTGTTGCAATTATTTAATACCATATATTGTATATGCTATTTTATTTTCAACTACTTATTGTATTATTCTCCATTTTATTTTCTAACCACATATAAATAACTAAATCCACCAGCATTACCTACAGGCTGTGCTAATAAACACATTGCTACATGGTCTGAATCATATACCCTATTACCCTGACGAAATTGCTTTCCAAAATTTATTTCACCGATACCACCAACTAACTGAGGTTTATCACCACAAGCAGAACTTAATCTGCTTGTGGGTTTGTAAAATTTCCAGAGTTGATTCCTTCATATAATCTGTTTAATGCTATCTCAAATGCGCCAATCCCAGAGAAAAAACTACTTAATCTCAAATCATCAAAAAGATATGGCATAGCCTTATACAATTCAACCAATATGTAATATAAAACATCTACTACAATGGAATTCCCTGCTTGCTTGTACAACTGACTGTTGCTTACCATCTTCTCAGCAGCTTCAAAATTCTCATCTGAGAACCCCATAAGTCTAAAACACTCCTTCGGAGTCAATTTTCTGATTCTAATAGGTGATTCAATTCTACAAACCCCTGTCTCAGTTGCAGTAATTGTTGGACAAATCTGACCATTTTCCTGAACTCTACCTCTTCTTGTTTTAGACTCTGGATATGATAAATCAGCTACGCCACCCAGTTCACATTCGATATATCCTTTCTTAGTTGCCTGGCGAATTGCAATCTTATTACCCTCACCCTTATTTGTTGTAAGAGTCGGTGCTAATCCATTTTCGTCAAACACATTACCATTCATACCTTTTCCAGATGGATTTACATTTCCTAGCTGAACAATCTTTGGTTCATGACTACCACCTCCACAAGTATTTAATGTTGGACTACAACCATCTGTACTGTAGATTCTTCCTACTTGTGGATTTTTCCAATTTCCTTCACATTTGGAAATATTGCCGACCTGTTTCACTACATTATCATTTACAAGACGTGGATCTTTATAATCTCTTGCTGTTAAAGTAGGACAGAAATCATTATATTCTCTTGATTTTCCTTCTCTTTTAACCTGACAAGCATCGTATAATAAAGCGTCTTCGTTGTTGAGATTTGTTAAAAATCTCTGAACCTTATCTTCTGAGATATAAAATTTCTCATCAACATTCTCTTCAAGAACATCTTTTAATCTCATTCCATTATCAAATGGTTCAGGATATGTAAACTTTCCATTGTCCAATTCTTTCTTAATAAAAATCAGATACACACGCTCTCTATTCTGAGGAATACCATAATCTTTTGCATTAAGGACTTTCCAGTACACATTGTATCCATACTCATCCAACTCATCTGTAAACATCTTGAATGTATCTTTAAACTGCTTTCCTACAATGTTCTTTACATTCTCGTACATACCGAAATTCGGTTTGTTTGCTCTGATAACTCTCAAATACTCTACCAAAAGAGATGAACGAGTCTTCTCAATGTTGTTACTTCCGCAGCATGGACACTTATCTCTTTCTGACCAATGAACTGTCAGTGGATTATACTCATGTCCACAATCTTTACAAGTCCATACAGAACCTTTCTGCTTACCAGCGACCGAAAAATCCTGACAGGGCGATCCTCCGCAAATCATGTTAAATGGTTCAAGTTTTGTTTCATCAACCTTAGTAATATCACCAAGATTTTTACTTTCGTTCTCATTGTGAATAGCACAATAAGAACTTGTTGCATATTTATCAAACTCACAGAAGTTCACTAACTTCCAGTTCTTCTCGCAATAATTATTTTTTTCTTTATTCTCTGTCAAAATCCTTTAATCTACAGAGATTGCGCAATCATTTATCCTAGAATTTACTGTTAAATCCTTTCATTTTAATATTATTTTGTTGTAAAATCACTCGGAAATAGGCACGTCTGCCTAATCGAATGAAAAAAATATTTCATTTTACTTTTTAGGAAAATTTGGCTGATCAGCCGTGAATAGAATTACTTCTATATTAGATTATTCTCTATTTGTATTAACTATCTTTAAAATAATTTCCCATGTTTAATATCAGTCCAATGAACAAGTTTTATTAAACCATGCACATTTCGATACCATCTATATCCTCTCGCATTACTACTTGGTTTAGTATGTTTGCCATAATAGAATATTTTTTCACCATCGTAAAAATCTGTTGAAAAATATATGCGATTTGGATGCCTTATGTAATAAGTTTCTTTAGGGAAATCTGCATTACTGTAATCTAACACTCTTTCACCTCGCCAACTTTGAACCATAATAAGTAATGTGTGTCTTCACTTTGAAATACTCACCACAACTATGACATTTTACTTTTACCTCTTTGCACCAACCTTGAGTTACCAAATTCATCAAATCATATTCCATAACTCCATCTTGATATTCTTTCTTGCAATATGGACATTTTGGATATGTAAATTTACTTTTATTATACATAGCTACTCCTATTCTACTGTCCAAAAATTTCCTCAATAACTTTCAACTTAATACTTTGACTAAATTCTGAACCAGCAGCTTTTGGATGACCACCGCCACCAAATAAACTTGCTACATCTTTACCAAGATCAATATCTTCTTTAACTGTTCTATAAGATACCGTACAACCATCAATGTCAATCATAGCCACAAAATTAATTTCAGGATGCATTTTACAAAGTCTATTACCTAATTCGCTAACAAACCTATCTGCAAATACAAAACCACAAACCTTACCACACATAGGACTGGTAAACATAGTTTCGTTCTTCTCTTCGATATATCTATCAATTTCATCCTGTTTAATCTTTAGAACAACCTCATCTTTAGCATATAATCTTGGGAATACCTCATCATGGATTTCTGAAATGCACCAATGAATAAAGTCATCTCGACCATACAGATAAAGTAAGTCATTTACCTGCTTACAAATAACACCATCTTCACCGAGTTCTGACCATCTCCAAGTATCATAATCTCTCACTAATTCAGCAAATCTTCTTAATGTATCTAAATCTTTCAAATAACCATTCTCGATTAACCAATAATAAAACATCTCTGTTCCACTGGTTTTAATAGTTCCAAGTTCCATATCTTCATACTCGATAGTTACAGAACACCAAAGATACTTATTAAGTCCTAGAGCTGTTGGATGGTGATCTAATAAATAGAAATTATCAAATCTGTCATCAATAATTTTCGCTGTATCTTCATTTACTCTGATATCTGTAATAATACACATATCAAATTCTGTTTCGCTATCAATAAACTCCCTGACACTTGAATCAATGTTGTCATAATCGCAGTATGAAATATCTACATCTTTACCAAATGCAAGTTTTGCCAAAATACCACAACCGATTCCATCTAAATCCGTATGACTGAATAGTTTAACCATGTAATCTCCTCTCTGCTATTTCTAATAATTTTTCTTTCTCATTTATATATTCTCCACTAATGACTGAATCCAACAGATTATTTAATACCTCACCAATTTCTTTTCCTGGTTTATATCCAATCTCAATCAGATCCTTGCCATTAACAGCCAAATCTTTCAGTGAGAAACATTCGTCTTTCTGTAAAACTTCCTCTAAGATATATTCGATATTGTCAATTTTCTGAAGCCTACTCTCCTGCTCTGTATAAGCTTGTGCTTTAATATCTGCTCTACGAACATTCAATAGTCTTCTAAATTGTTCTTCTCCAATCTTATTGAGCCATCTCTTGACATACTTTTCACCGACTTCAAAAGTTGCATCATGATAATAAACAAGCTGCACTACTTTTTCTCTTGTATCATTATCAAAACGAAGTCTTTTCATAATTGTATCAGTCATATCAGCACTGACTTTTCCATGTCCTTTGAAATGTCTGATACCATCTTCTCCATCCTGATAACAATGTGGTTTTCCTATGTCATGAAAGAATACCGCTAATGATGTAATTAAATCTATTGGATTTAAGTCTTCTTCACAATCACAAGAATATGCTTCTACAGCATGAATTGTATGTTCCCATACATCATAGATGTGATATGGATTATTCTGTGGAAAATCAAACATATCTTTTATTTCAGGAATAAACAATGATAATATATCGCTATATAAAACCATCTGTACACAGAAATCACTTGATGCAGCGATTTTACAAAACTCACTATTTATCCTTTCAACTGATATATTCTCCAAATTCTGATACACCTTATGTAAAACATAATCTGTATTTGGTTCAAGAACAAAATCCAATTGAGAAGCAAATCTAATGGCACGTAAAATTCTCAAAGCATCTTCAGCAAACCTATCTTCTGGTTTACCAACACACTGAATTTTGTGATATTTTATATCTTCCATTCCATTAAACGGATCTACAAGACCAACTTCATTATTGTATGCCATAGCATTGATTGTAAAATCTCTACGCTTTAAATCTTCCTCAAGACTTTTTGTAAAAGTTACTTTATCTGGTCTACGACTATCAGAATAATTACCATCAATTCTGTAAGTTGTTACCTCGTATGGCTCGCCATCAATGACAATTGTTATTGTTCCATGTTGCAAACCAGTTTCAATAATTCTCTTGTTCTTGAATACTTCCATCATTTCATTTGGTGTGGCAGAAGTTGTAATGTCGTAATCGTGAATTGGTCTTTTCAGAATGCTATCACGAACACAGCCACCAACCAAGTATGCTTCATATCCTTTATCTTGAAGTGTATGAATAATCTCATTTGCACCAGATGGGATTTTAATTTTTAATTGTTTCATTCAAATTCACCTCGATTTTTGGTGTTTCAATAAACTTTGAAAGCAAGCCTTCATGATAAAATACCTTGTCACTTTCAGTAATTTCTTCTCCTAAGAAGTGTCTAAGTACAAACGGCATCATATAATTATCTAAACACTTAAACTCAATATCATATTCTCCATTTTCTTTATGGATTTTCTTACAGTACCCGTCAGTACCATTGATTTTGTGGAGCGAAAATAATTCAACTCTAAATGGAATATTAGATTTTGTACTTAATCTTTCTTCAACACAATTTCTCACAAGACTTAACATGTGCAAATTACTTGCCGTTGTCATATCATAAACAATCTCATCATTTGATAAATTTACATCATAATCAAAAAGTTTTAAAATAGTTTTATCTTCTGTGAACTCTCTATATAGCTTTTTGGCTTCTATTTTTGCATCTTCAATAGAATATTCTCCCTCATTGAATTCTAACTCGTTGTTAATAATTTCAAGAATATCATTACAGAAAAGTCTCCAATGCTCTATTGACGGATTATAAGCAACACATCTATTATCTTCTCTGTTTCTAATTCTGAAACAAGTATCATATCCTTCTTCTTTTGCAACACTTCTCATCCAATCCGCTAACGTTTCTTCAATGATTGGTGGTTGTATTTCAAATTGTCTCTCAATCAATACAGAAATCAAATCATTTAATTGTTCTTCATTTTTTACATGAACAATAAAATCAATTCCTTTGTTTTTGTCATTGTCTAAGATGTTTGCTACTCTTTTCATTTCATAAACCCTCCTGTTTTTATCTAACCAAATGAAAACCACATTTCTTATTTTATCTCCCGTACATAATATACTCATCGCCAATTACTGGAATGGTATCGTTGTCAATAAATCGCTCTAGCTTTAAAACCAGTTCTCTTTTAGTATCTTCCATACATGCTTCTTTATATTTATTATTCAGTTCTTCTAATTCTCTTTTCATCATTTTTATCCTTTCTTATTGTTTCTATAACCAAAAAAGATTAGATTGCTATTTTTAATACTCAATATTATTTAAAAACTCTTCTAATGTAATCACATCTTCGTTATATACTGAACCATCTTCTCTCTTAAACCATTCATAACCATCTATATGAACACCAATCATAACATTTATATTTTGCAAATTCGCTTCTATAATATCATTATAGATAGTTGTTAAAAGTTCGACACCTTTTTTATCGAATGTAATTTCCTCACAGCGAACATTCGGAAGATTATCATCTAAAAATTCTATATAAGGATAACAATTATCATAATTCAGAATATTATATATGTTTTTCATTAATTTTTTGCCATATTTTTTTAATTCTTCTTCGTTATTAATATTAACAATTTCAATAGCTATAAATAATTCTGCCTCTGTATTGTCCTTCAACTCAATTCCTTTAAACTTCATATCTTCTCCTTAAAATTAGTATGATTGTATCTTTTTAGCTACATTTTATATATGATTAACTATTATTTTAGTTTTCATACTTTACAATTCTTATATTTATTTCTTAATTCTTTTTCTAATTTCCACAAATCTTCTACAGTTACAATTGGATTTTTTAGCCCAAGTAATTGCCATGCCTTTTCACCAGCAGATTCAAATAAATGAAAATAACAATTAACATAATCGTTTTCTGGATTGCATTTGATATTATATTTTCTTGCTTCTTCTATGGTGATTTTCCATTCATAAAACTGTTCAATCATATTTAACAATGCCATTTTTAATTTTATATTTTCTTCTTCAAGATTCATAATTTCAACTCCTACAAACTTTTATACTGTTTCAACATCTCCGCATAAGTTTCATTCTTACTTGTGCAATACTCTCATCGAGTTCCTTCTGAAGCTCTTTCTTTAATTGTTCTTTTTTATTACGCTGCTCAACACGCTTTTCATAAGCAGAAATGTCTACTTTTCCAATAACCTCTGCTGTAATATTTCTACCTGTTCTATTTGCAAATTCTTCTACAGAAATAATTTCATTAATTTTATTAGGGTTAGATGAATCGCTAAACAAAACCATATCTCCAATCTGATAGTCATTGCCATCATCATAAATTGCAAAATAATACGGAGTTAGACACATTCCATATTTAACGACTGCTACTTTTGTAAATCCTTCTAATTTTGCCATATCTACATCTCCTATTCTTTTTCTTTATATCTCTTATTTTTCTTTTCTCTGCTCTTGAGAATGAACTTTTTAAAATTATCATATTCATCAAATGTTACATATTTACCTTCGGCAACATCTAAACAATTCATATCAGCAGCTAGTTCATACTCATTCGCAGAAACCACGATATATACTTCATATCCTAATTTATGCGAATCATACAAAATAAGGTCAAATAATTCTTTTAACTCAATTACGTTGTCAATTGAATAACCACTATCAACAGCATCAAGTAAAATCCAACGCTCTTTTGTGATAATCTCATCTTCTTCTAAATCAGGTCTAAAAATTTTGGCAAGTTTATCTACTTCACTTCCAATATCTCCATCAATAATGAATTTTCTTAATTTAGAAGTTATAAGTCCAATATGACATATTATTTCTCCTTTCTTTAATTTATAATGGATCATATAGGACTCGAACCTATGACCTTTCGGTTATGAGCCGACTGCTCTAACCACTGAGCTAATGATCCATAACAGCGGATAAGAGAATCGAACTCTTACCTCAGAGGTCAAAGCTCTGCTTGCTAAACCATTACACTAATCCGCTTTATATATAAACAGAAATTATACTTTCAAAAATAACATTTAAGAATTGTCAGAAGTGACATATGTAATCGGAGGATTGTCCTAAGATGATTTCTAATTTCTGTTTCTTACTTAATTATTCTCTGTTATACATTTAGATAATTATCAAAACTTCTCTTCATATATGTAAAATTGGTCTTTTGCGATGGGCTAAAATCAGACTTAGTTTTGTAATTATCAATCCATTTTTCAAAATCTTGATCTTTGTCTTGTGAACAAGCATATGCCATAAGAGTAATTAATGCTGCATGGCATTCTTTATATACAGGTTCATCAATTTTTACACAATCATCAACTAAATCAGAATAAAAACTAATATCATCTTCATTTGCATCTGGTTTATAATTTTCTTTCACAAAATTAAGAATTGTATCATCTGAAAGTTCAGTATTATCATTCTCTGTTTCGGTTGTATTAATATGTAAATAGTCATTCATAAGCTGAATAAGCAAATCAACCTTACCTGTAATAGTTGCCTTTTTCTTCGACTGCTGATCCTTAAAATCTGCCATTGAAACACCATTAACTTCTGTATCTTTAAGTTCACTATTATATGCATTTAAGAAATCAACAAAATTATGTAAATCTTTACCGCTTGTAAGGAAATTATGAAATACTGCAACCCACATTGGAGTATATGTAGTAGTGAACATTGCATTGATATCATCGCCAGCATTCTCAATCACTGATTCAAGCATATCCAATTCAGAAGATAATGTATCGAATTCTTCTTGCTTTGCATTTTCGTCAAGATATTTATATGTAGCTTTTACATTAGATTTCCAATCATTCGGATGGAAAAGCAACATAATCATCTCTGCAACCATTCTATCAAGTTTACCTTTGATCCTGTTTGTAGTGGTGTATTTACCACAATTCTTTAAAAATCCACACTTCTCAGTGATTGTCTTGATCTTTCTTGCAGTATCGGTTGAGATTGATACAATTCCAGACTGTTCATTATTCATAGCTGAGTGATTGTTGTAATCTCGAATATGGTCGGCAATCTGTTCATTTGTACAGTTAAAAAATTTTGTAACATTGATATTGAAATTGTTAAATCTCTTTTTCAATTCATCAGGCAAATCCTTATATGATTTTCCAACAATATCACACACCTTTAATTCAAATTCTGGGATACCATCTTCATCAAGAACTCTATTTCCGTTCTCATCATGAATGTACTCTCTATACTGAATGAAATGCCTCTCAGCTCCTGTCTCTCCAACCTTGAAATGATTCTCTTTAAATGCTTCAGCATATGACAAACGTTGTAACCCATCAATCAAATGAGAAATCGTCATGCCTTTTACATTTTGTTCACAAAGAATAATCTCTGGAATTGGAAGATTAGAAAGAATTCTGCAAATATATCTGTTTCTCTCCTCGTTACTCCACTGAAAAGGCTTTCTCTGTAAGATATACTTACAGTTAATATCACCTGTTTTCTTCATATCAAGTAAAGAAAACATAGAATACTTATCCATTCTATATCCTTCAGACTCGCTAATTCCCATTACTCTTTCTTCCATATGCATATCCTCCTCGATAAATTCTTTTCTATTCTTCGTAAACACTAACAGTCCTTCATTAAGTTTGATAGATTCCATTTCTTTTGCATACCTAGCTGCTGAAATCCCTAATTCTGACCTAATCTTATCAGTTGGGATTTCTTTCATTTTCATTTCAAGTATTTTTCTTTGAATATTACTTAATGACGACATAAAATTCTCAACATTCTCATCAACCGTAAAATCAAATTCACTCGCATCCTCTACGTTATAATCTGATGCAATTTTTTCTTTAATATCTTGTGTTTCTTCTGTAGGCGCATCAAGCGAAACATCTGGAATGAATATCACTTCTCCATTCTTACTGATTCTCGTGTTGCTTCGGCACTGACGGTTCTTATCTCTGATATAAGTAGCATAAATTCTTCGACTAAGAATATTGTAAAAAAACGTCTTAAACGAAGCTCCGTTTGCATTATCTTTGTCATAATTCTTAACACTTTTATATAGAAGAAACTGCGCCAAACTGTAAATATCATCGTGATCCTTTTCACTGATACCACCAATTTTCATAATAATTGGGTTGCACAACTTCTTTAGTTTCTTCATCCCATCGCAACAATACTCATCAATTATGGCGAGTTGTTCTTTGTTAAGTTCTATTTTGTCCACCTGATATACCACCTTACATTATTTTCTGTTCATTTCCTTATGTAATAATTCTACAAAATCTAAGTCATCATCTTTAATTTTTGTGTGCTTGGTTTCTCCAAAACACTTCGGACACCTGCAAAACTTTTCATGCTTGTCCGATGAAAATGACATTATATTTTGCATTGGAATGCGACAATCTCTACAAATCATTTTTATCACCTCATTTAGAAATCGAATAACTCATTCATTACTCTTGGCTCATATCTTCGACCGTCCATTCCTGAAACAGCCGTTTGAATTTCATCTGTAACTGAATCTGAAATTTTCTTACCAAGAATAATACTCAGAATTTCTAACTCATTTTTAATGCTTCTCCTCTTTATTCTTCGCTCTTTGATCATTTTGTATGCTTTGTAACCTTGTGCAGCATTAAGATTCACAAATTCTATGTAATGGTTGATATCAGACAACTCTTTATCAACCTGGCTGAGTTGATTAGTCAACTCTTCTTTTCTATGTAATGCTTCAACAGCAAGTCCATTTAATCCAGATATCTTATCTACCCAATATTGAATATTTTCTGCAATTGACGGTGTTTCTGTATTCTCTTGTACTTCTTCATGTGTAATTTGCTTTACCAACTTTGGAGGCTTATCAATCTTCTCGATATGAAAGACCGATTTCAATGCCTTCGGCAAATTGTTTTGATACACCGAATTAACTTCCTTATTACCAAATACATCAGCCAGCGGTTCGCAAGATGTGGGAACAAATTTCCCATTTTTATCTTTCATAATCCAACGAGAACCATCTGTAATAACATATTGTGCCAATATTATCACTCCTCTTTCTTTTTTGATTTAGTGTAAAATTATATAACAGGACTAGCTGGATTCGAACCAGCGAATGCAGGAGTCAAAGTCCTGTGCCTTACCGCTTGGCGATAGTCCTATAATTTTCTTAATTAAAATTGTAAAATATGAAATATTTAGCAGAAATGCTTGATTGTTTAAAAACTTGACTTTCTAATAAAATCTATGTACAATAATATCAAGCGGAATTTAATTCTGCTATATGTGTTACTTTGCAGTCTATCAAAAGAGGTACGCCAATACCGTTTGTATTTTGTTAGACTGCAATATTTATTTTTTATAAGAATAATATAGAACATATGTTCGTATTTGTCAATTACTTTTTTCGTACATACGTTCTTTTCATTCCTTAAATGAAAAACTCAGTGCAAAATCAAAAGGTTTTCTAATACATTCAACATTGTATTTTCTGTTTTTTTGGTATTTTATGTGATATAATTCGATTAAAACTGTTGAAAAATGCTTAATTGTTTACATGCCAAAATAGCGGCTCGCATTTTCTTCTGCAAAAGTTAATGCAACAAATTTTTCTGTTTACTAACTTTTTTGTTGCGTTAAGTTTTTCAATTAAAGCGTTCTTTTCATTCTTTGTTTGCATTATATTATATTGACTGTCCAATTTTCAGGACTTGCAAATATCATTGAAATGTTGAGGAAACTTAATATTATGCACAATAAATTCCTGCACTCCATCCAGCGAAAGCAATCCAAAGAAATCATTATCTTGATAATCAATTGTGTTTGCCTTATTTATTATTCTCTTTCCTTCGTCAACAGTTATCTGTCTTGGTCTTGTATGAATAAAGGTAATACCATTAAATGAATCTATCCATATTTTACCAGGAGCCTCATCAATTATCCTTTTTGCTACTTCCTTATCTACATACATTATGCCATTACCTCCTCAAGCTTGTAGTCTGTTCCAAAAAATAAAGAATTAAAACATACTTTATCTACCATTCTTTTATTTTTATCATCAGTAATAGTTCCAATTTTTGAGATCACTTCATCTTTTGAGATTGTTGTGATCTGCTCACCTAATGCCATAGAATATAATGTTAATCCATTATTTTCATTTGCTTGAATACATCCATGACAAGGCATGTTTGTCTTTTTAATCTTACTTGTCAAAGGCATCACTGTTATAATCGGAGCATATTTTGTACCCAATGGATTACTTACTATTACATAAGGTCTTTCATTCGTTTGTACTGAATTTCCTTCATAATTAATTTTTGCCTTTATTATGTCGTATCTCTGTAAATCCATATGTACTCCTCCTCTCTTTTGTGTTTATGTACTTTGGATTACCTTTGATAGTTTGCATTATAGCAAGTTGTCATCAACTTGTCAATAGGTTTATGTCATTTTTTAAAAATAATTGACATATAGTTTGCAACAACTTATAATCAACTTATATTAATAAAGGAGATACTTACTATGCCACAAGGAAAAATCAAAGATGAAAACACAAGGGTTATGGTACTTCTTTCTAAAGATGTAAAAGAAAGAGCTGCAAAAATTGCAACGGCAGATGGTAGATCTCTTTCTGGTTGGATTCGTAATCTTGTAACAAATGAAGTATCTAAGTTTGACAACGACACTAATTAATAGTGTCGTTTACATATTCTCCAATACATTTACAGACCTACTAGCACCTGAGCTATATACATTATTCATCATCACATCTGATTTCCATCTACCTTGTTCTCTTACAAATGTAGGATCATTAGATTCTCTCTGAAGGATAGTCGTATATTCATGTCTCATCATATGAGGTGTTATTTTTCCACCACTATAATTTTTAAACATTGCTTTAATATTATCTTCATTCATTCTCTTACCATTCTTATTAAGAAACAAAGCGTCTTTATCAACAACATTTTCCAATGTTTCTCTATAAGTTAACCACTCTTTTAGAGCCGAGATTGCATCTTTTGTAAGATAAACAATATCTTTCCCATCATCTGTGTAATCATAATTTCCCTTACTAATTACTAATATATATGGTCTTGGATGTCTTTCGTCTATATATTTATCATCAAGATAAACATCCTTCATGTCTAAGTTAGCAAGTTCTGATTGCCTAAGTCCTGTTCCACGCAAAACTCTAAAAACAACCATATTTCTTGTTCTAATAAACTCATCTGGTTTTTTATTTATCTTTTCGATCATCTCCTGAATATCTTCATATAATGGCATCTTTTCCATTTTTATACGATTAGTTTTCACTGGCTTATACTCTTCTGATTTAATCGCATGGATGATATTGTCTCTACAATAATGATCGTCTTGAAGATACTGCCAGAAGCTTCCGAGCTGATTCTTTTTTGTTTGTAATGTACTTAATTTGATGTGCGCTTTTAGATAATCGAAGTAACGAATTATTTTTGCTTTTGTTATTTTATCCAAATCTTCAGGTTTAATTTCTGAAATAGATTTACATTCGATATATTTATTATCAATAAGCCAATTCAATGTATCTCTTATTGTAGACCAATAATTAATTCTACCAGCTCTACTTGCAATATCTACAAAATAATCCTGTATAAAATCAGGCACTTTATTTTCCTGAAACATCTTATTCAATTTCTCTTCATTCTGTTTCTGTACTTCTAGCTTGTAACACATACTAATCGACCTCACTTTCTTATATACATATTCTCTGTTTTCCATTCATCTAACAGCTCATTATTATCGTCATAATATGTAGACTTCATTTCTCTTGCTCGTTTCATCCTTTCAGAAAAATCATCACACCATCTTACTTCGAGATTTTTTGTTTTCATTTGTAATCCCACGCATAGACAAGTTAAGTTCTTAATATGATCCTTTTCTTTTGTGTTTGGTCTTGAAATACCTGCACCAACTTTATTTTCTTGTAAACAACGAAGACATATGAATCTTGAATTATGTTTGGGATTTCCATTTCTTTTACACATTCTTATCACCTCATTTTTTCTGCAATAAAAAAGAAGCAGATTTCTCTACTTCTCAATGTTTAAATATTCAAGTTGAAACAATTCTTTCATTAGATTACATTTAATGTAAGAATAGTATATTTATAATCTTCTGATTTCCATTCATAATCAGATTTTTTAATAGGTCTATCACTTCTTGATTCTATAAATCGTTTAGCTTTTTCGTATGAATCATAAGCTTCCTGATTTATGTGACTTACCGGATATAAACCACCTAGAGTTAGAACTTCAATAATATATATTACTGACATATAATTTACCTCCTGTTATTTAAAATTATTCTTCTGGAATATCAACAAACTTTACAGTGTTATCATACTGTTGTTCTGACCATAACTCCGCACCACATTCATCACATACACAAATATCATGATATTCAATACCAACTACATCTTTATTTCCATTTACAGGATATAATGTTTTATTTGTACATTTTGGACAGGTAAATACTTTATCATGTATATTATTCATAATCGCTCCTCCTCGCATACTATATATTGTGTTTATCTCTTACTCAGACCGCTATATATCGATTTTAATTTCACTTGAAATCGTCATTTCATCTTTGATAAACAATCTGGGCAAGTGTTTCCATATTCTTTTGTCCATCGCCAATCATTCGTAGCATTTTTTAGCCATTTTACGCTTTTACTATTATGATAATCTCGATTTATAATACCACCACAACAGCCACAAGCTACTTCCATATAGATAATGGCTTTTCTCATTTATATCACCTCTTATCTCTCAGTTACAATTAAATTCTCTATATCGTACCTGCAATCAATCCAATGTTCATATAATCCAATGTTTTCATCTGTTGGCTTTCTTGTTGCTGATGAAATATAATTATCAAATTTAATGATTGCATTATACATTTTCTCAAGGTCTTCTTTTGTAATCTCGTCAGTACTTCTAAATTCTCTCACTATATCACCTCTTCCAATCTTTCGAGTAAATCATTCATTCCTAGTATTCTAACATCTCTTCCAGATCTCTTTCTTTGTATTCAATATTTTCTATTTCCAATCTAATTCTTTCTAACTCATGGTTATAAAATTTTTTTTCTTTGTCACTTTTTGCTGACTTAAACATATCATAAGCAAATTTTTCTTGTATACATAATGCGTTTAAACGTGATTTTTCACAATTCTTAATTTTATTTTCCATTTTTCTACCTCCAATCATCGCAAGAAAGTTAAATTTCATTGTCTTCTTGGAATCTAATCCCACCCCATTCAGAGTTCCAAATTTCAATTTTCTTTCCATTTTTAAAAGTAACAAGCATGTTTTCTCCATCAAAGGTAATCCCAGAATCTTTTAAATTTATTTTCCATTTTTCAATAAGAACTTTTGCACCTTCAATTGCTTCTTCTTTTGTATAATCATAAAAATCAGTAATTTCTACCTTATCAACAATATCACCGAACATTTCAATCGCAATGTCTGTAATATCAATATACCATTGATCATGCTCTTGTCTTAATCTATCCTCTATATTCACATTGCTCTCCTCTTTCTTTGAAACTTAGATTTCCTTGTGGATTTATATATTCATTTCAAATTCGTAAATGTCAAACTCATCAAATAGTTGCCATTTATTATTTCCAAGATAAGAAACATCAATGTCTCTCATTCCTCTTGTTAAATATAATTTATCACGTTTCCCATCTACAATCTCTTTCATTCTGTTAAGAATTAATTCTGAAGGTTGGTCTACCTGGATTGGCATAGTTCCATCACCTTTTGAATCTTTCCAATGCAAAATAAATAAGTTTTTACTATTGATACGTTTTATTCCTTCTATTGTACAATCATAAAATTTAGGCTTGTATCCAACACTACTCATAATTTTCACCTTAAAATTCCTTTCCTATAATTCACTTGAAAACTTGGTTTCATTTCCTTTTACACTCCAAATAGTTCCTTATTTACTCTAGGTTCATATTTTCTATGTTCCATTCCGACAATACTCTTTTCAAGATTTTCCATATTGCTACTTCTTATAGAAGTTCCTAATGATAGGTTAATCTTTTCAAGTTCGTCTTTATATGACCTTCTCTGAATTCGTGCATCATGCAACATTTTATACAGTTTATATCCTTGAGAAGCATTTAATGTATAAAACTCGGCAGCATGTTCAATATCAACAATTTCCAAATCTATATTATGTACCATCTCCATTAGATATAATCTTCTCTCTTCAATTTCCTTTGTAAATGCAGAAATCTCTTTGACTTTATCAAGAATATCATACTCTAATTCAATGGGCTTCGCAACTGGATTTAAAACCTTGTTCTCTTGAGATACATATTTTACCTCTAAATGATATTTCTTTACTTGCTTATTTGTTTGACAATATTTTTTACAAACATTGTTTGCCTTGTCTATTTTCTGCCACTTAAAAGCTTCTTCTTCACTATGTACAATCGAAAATCCATTCTTTATGTCCTGTGCTAAATAATTATCATTATTACATATAATATATGGCATATTCATCACTCCAATCTTTATATACACTACTTTCTTTGAACTGGAAAGTATAAGACAGTTTCCATCACATATACAGCGTGGATATTATGTAATTATTTCGATATTCTCTTTGCTCTTAGCTTTTCTAAATCTCTGATTCCTTTGGGTTTAATTTCTGGTGTAGTCTGTTGAAACATTTCTGTTGGTGACTGGTCATATGCTTCGCACATTGCACAGAACGTCTTGATAACATTTTCCCATTCGCTTTCGTCTACCCACTGAATAAATGGTTTACCACCTCTCTGTTTTAAACAGATTCCATATTTATACTGAAGGTTCTTATAAAGTTCATTCCACATGTTTCCAAATGGAATACCTGTCACAGCAGCTAACTGTCTAACACCTGCATTTAACTTCTTTCTATCAGACCATGAAAGAATCTCACCTGCTAATGCCTTGTTATCATTCTGTAATTTCTCAATGTGTCTATTCTTGAATGCCACAAGATTTGCTGATGCTATTGCAACTGCATTTGCATCTCCACTTGCTACAGCCATTCCGACACTAAGCATTAATTTCTGCTCTTCTTCAATATCTTCTATTTTAGTTTCCGTTGAAGTCTTTTCTTCTATATTAAGAAGCTGTGAACGGATTTCAGAACTAACCTCTGATCCAGTTAAAAGCATTCCAATTCTAAGAATTGCTCTTTTAGGAAATACTTTGATTCCTGCATTTGATATTGTTAGTATCTTTCCATTATCAAATTGCATCGTAATACTTCCTCTTTGACTTGGACACTTTGTCCAATTCAAAAAATCCTTAGACTTTTTAACCATTACACCATCATTGGAAAACTCTTCTTTGTTTCTTTGATAAATTTTTTGAATCGCATCTTCTGAAATAATAATATCTTTCTTACCCAATGCTTTCTCTTCATCTGTCCTAATTGATGAATAATATTCAGCAATTTGTTTTACTGTTGCCGTTTCATTATCTGGTAAAAGTAACAATGTTTTTACCTGTTCCAATACTTCATATCTTCCGACACACTTATCCCTAAGTTGTCTATTATCAAGTAATGGGTTTTCTGTTTCGTTCTGTTCTTTTGTTAATCGCATATCGCATCTTCCTTTCTTTAAAATAGATTTGTTGATAGCTTTCTAATGGTTTATTCTCCATTCTGCTCGCAAACTATCCAGAGTATTTCAACTCCATCACGACAGCTTTTACAGATAGCCGATCTGCTATTCAGTTTTCAGGGTACAAATTTTGTTTTGGAAAATTCGACTTGAAAAAGTCCAGAAAGTACGATAGAATATAATTGACTTTGGACTAAGTTCAAATCGGGTGGAATGGCAACTTCTAAACTTTGGTCGGTGTAGGGTTGCTATTCTTATTTTCCAACAGTTTTTCAATTGATAGACCAAACAAATTTTGTAATTGAATGGCTACTTTTAGTGATGGACTTCTATTCTGATTCTCAATGTTTGAATATGCAGATTTTGTAATACTAATTTTATCTGCCACATATTGTTGAGTCCATTTATTTTCCAAACGGATTTGTTTTAGCTGGTTCATAATTATCTCCTTTCCAGTTATGTATTCCGTTTGAATACATCATTATTGTATTCTATTTGAATACTTATGTCAAGAGGTGATTTTATGTTTTTCTTTTTTTTTCCAAGTTTTTCTGAAAGACTAAAGGAATTGAGAACTTCTAATGGTCTTACTATGGAGCAGCTTGGTAAAGAAATTGAATCTACAAGGGGAACTATTGGTAATTTTGAGAATGGAAACAAAAAACCAAGCCTTGATATGCTGATTAAACTCGCTGATTACTTTAATGTTTCCATTGACTATCTTGTTGGACGCACAGATGATCCAAAATTACATCAAAAAGAGGACTGATATATCTTCAGTCCTCGTTCCCTTTCCTCCTATGAAACTATTATTTAATCGTTACATATTAAGATATTCAATATCATCCTTCTCCAATAATCCACGATTAACAAGTTCATACGCTATATTATTGAATTCTTTATTCTCTGTTGCACATCTTTGTCCGTTTTTTCCTACTATAACAGTATAAGTATCAACAAGTTTTATTATCAATTCATTATTTTTTTGCATTTATTATTTCTGTTTTTGTCATAAAATCACACTCCATTCTACATAATATCATTCAACAACTCAACTGCTTTATCTATATTTTCAATACTACAGTTTAATTCTTGTGTAATATTACATAAACTTCCATCTTCTAATATAGAAGATAATTTTCCTGAATATCTTGTACGCCCATCTTTTTAAGTTCTAATCTCATTTTGAGCTTATCTATTTCTTCTCTTTTTAATATATATACCAACTCCTTCATTTTACTATAACCCTTTTAGTTTAATTATTTTTTCATATGATTTTGATAATCTGAACCATATTTTGTTTTATAATAGTTTTCTATTATCTCATCTGCCTTATTACCTACCGTTCCCCAATATTTTCTAACATCTGCTTCATATGCCTCATCTGCTAATTTATCAGTTAACTTCGTTAATTGGTTATATACTTCCATATTTGGAACAAGACTAAAAGTTGGTGATACTCCAGCAGACTTGATTTTATTATATTCTCCTTCTGTGATAATTACGCCGAAATCATTAGGTGATGACATGTTATATGCACACTGTCCATATTTATTAATCATATCATCATGTACATAAAATTTTCTACATTCTTTGCTATATAAATCTTGAAAAATACAAGCAATAACCTTCCCTGTTGCAATTTCAGTTGTTACAAATTTATTAAATCTAGGGTCATAATTTTCGTAAACAGGGTATCCATATTCAATTGCATTTCTTTTATTGTCATTTGACATATCTCTTTTCCATTTTGACCTATCATCATAATCGTCATGATATACTATTCCACTATTAACACCAATAGTCTGATGATGCTCTTGGTTATTTTTGTCATATTGTGTACTTCTATAAACTTTTTCATGATTTATATAATCCTGACCCTTTCGATCAAAATATGTTATATTTCCATTTTTGTCAAATTTTGCACTTTCTTTCTTTATCTGATAATTTTCTACACCACAATGAATTCCACTAATTCCCAAAGCTCCCAAAAATAATAATGAACCTAACATATTATCTACCTCCATTTTCATATAAGAATGACACTTAATATTTATTTAAGTGCCATTGTAAAATTAGTTATTTTTTAATTTTTCCTTTAAGTTGTCAATTATAAAATCTGTACTATCCCAAATTTGCACATCGAATTTCTGTTCCGTTTCTTTTTCAAGTAATATTCCATTTTTCTGACTTGATATATGATTGTATTTTTCTTCAAGATACTTCCCTGCATCTTTGTGATTTTCTCTAATAACATAAGTATCTCCCAAACTATAAATACCACAATCTATTACAGAATATTTATTATCTAATATAAATTTATTTCTCTCTTTAATTACTTTACTCCAATATTCTGTATCTGATAGTTATCTTGTTGATGAAATATTTTTCAGCATACTTCAAAACCTCCCTTTTAATATTATTTACATTGTAACATAGTGTGAAGAATTCTACAATATTATTGTAAATGTGCCTAATTCATTGTATTTTGTACATTATGCACAAATAAGTTAAACTATTTACGAGTTAAAGCTAATTAGATTTCTGATGTTTTTCTTTAAATAGTGCTTAATCGTTGTCTTGTTTCAGCATCATAAGTACCCGCTTCACCAAAAAAACAAGTAATATTAACTACTTCTCGTTTATAATAGCTTTCATAATGTGGAGAATGGGATGAATAGTATCTTCCACATTCAAAGCATTCATCACAGTTATTTGAGCTGCATTTACATTTTTTATCCATATCTTTTTACCTCCAATCAAATCTCGATTCAATAGATTTATTTGCTTTTGAAAAAATCACATCTTGTTTCTGTGTGAAAATCTTCTTCTGTCAAATCGTATTCTTTCTTGCAATCTCCCGAATCAGGATAGCACTTCATTTTATCATAATTTGCATGAACACATTGTCTACACCCTGCACATCTTTTTCCTTTAAAATCTTCACTTAACATTTTTATACCTCACTTTCACTTCAAATTTCCGTTTCTTGCTATCTTTAAACTTTAATCCCTGGATAAATTCCAATTCCATTATCATAAATTTTATTCAGTGTATATACAGCAACAATTTCATACCACCAAAAAGGAGTTCCAATTTCACGTTCTTGAAACAAATCTGGCAACTGTTTTGTTAATTCTTTTGTTACATATCCACCAATCCCTAGACCACCATTAATTTCAATTAAATCATCCATAGATACTTTTTCAAGATTTTTGAATTCATCTAAAAAATCAGGTTGATAACAAAAATCTATCCTGTTTTCTTCTAACTCAATTACACCAAATCTATTATGTTCAGTTCTTAAAATCATTCCAGTTTTTAAATCTGACTTTTTCAAAACATTTCCCTCTCTTTCTACGACAGTAAATCATCGCTTCATTGAATTTTATTTTTGTGAACTAATTCACTTAAAATCCAAAATGTTTCCGATTCATATTCATTCCACATATTGAAGAATTTTAGCATTGTTGGAATTATTTCTCCATTTTCTGTAGTATTGCCTGTAATATTAATAAGACTCTGAATAAAGTTGTACATTTCTTCTGCTTTTGGATAAAACTCCTCAACATATTTTTCTTTTTTTAAAATTTTCCATACTGGATGTTCCATAATTCAAACCTACCTCGTATTATAAAGTAGTAGTGTTTATAGACCCTCTCCAAGGTCTCTATGTTATACTATTGGAGATACTGTGGATTGTTTCAACCTACCTACCACTTGATGGTTTTAGAAAGGCTACAACCACAGTCTCTTTGTATATTTGTTAATCAGTTAGATACCGCATGACGGTTTATTTAGAACGAGGTTACAATCGCAAGGAGTACCAGTGGTTCTATAAACAGTATCAAAATATTTACTCAAAGGAGATTTTTATGATATACGTTGGAATTTTCGACTCAGCCGACAAGATACTTGCCTATGCCGGGTTGTCTCCATCAACTTACCAATCAGGGCAACTGGATAATTGTTATTCCCATATGGAAAAACGTGGTTCCCGCTATCTTCGATACGCTCTTTATAATGCAACGAAATATGTCTGCCATTGGGATGAATCCTTTGGAACATATCTTGCAAAGAAGCGAGCGGAAGGTAAGCATTATAATGTCGCTTTATCCCATGCCGCAAAAAAACTTGTGAGAACCATTTATGCAATGGAAAAATCAGGGCAAGCATACAATAGTGCTGTTTAATTCTTTTCTGTAAAATCTCCTAGATGAGTGCCTTTGATGACACTCTATTTGTCATGCAGTTTTCAAGGTTCAAATATATCTGAAATGCATTTCTGCAATTCATTCATAAATCTTTTATTTTAGACTTGACTTTTAATAGTTAGTCTTTCTAAAAAATAATCGTTCCTATGCTTTCTTCTTAGAATAATACTTAACAATCTTTTTAAAATCCTTGCTACTTGCATAAGCAACTCTAGGTTTACTTCCATCAATATTAAATTCCGTTACGCTTAAAATCACATAGCCTTGTACCGTTAATGTGGCAAGATATACAAGTAAATTTAATTTGTATCCAAGACTGTCAAGCTGAATTTCTTTTCTTAACTTCTGTACTTCTTCATCATAATTGTCATCTACTTCAATAATGTGTGCAGAAGCATATGTATTGATTTTATATAATCTGTTGTTCATCTTTCTTACCATATTATTCGCCTCTCTTTCCTAGTAAATCCTCATTTCATTGGTTGTAAATCAACCGCCATTTTCAACTGATTTGTATTCCACCACTAAATCTTCATCAGTTACAACATGAAGATATTTTGCATATAGTTCACACAAAGTTTCTTCTGTCAGATTCTTTTCCTTATCTGACATATTCTTCAACTGCCAAGGATAAATTGGTGGGTAAATCAAATATGCTGCACCATCAAAATCAGTACATACATATAATTCAATTTCTTCCACCTCTTTAATGACTTCATACATAATTTCTGCAAGTCCACCATAATTATTTTCGCCACACTCTTCCACATAAGATTCCAAAATATCATATGTTTCCGTTATCTGTCCATCACAATAAGTATCTATATATTCTTTAACTCTCTCATACAGATTTGGTGCTAACTGAATCAATTTCATCAACTTAACCAAGTTGATTTCTTCTTTTAAATCATCTGTACAAATTCCATATCCATAATCATGCCATGTGTTATAACTCATATCATTCACCATTTCCTTTCTAATTCTGCCAAAGAAACTCTTGTTTATTCAGTTATGATCATTCCATCTAAATCTTTTTCATAACCAAACATTTCCCTGTAACCACCATTAGGTAACTCATATTTGAACCATATGAGATTACCAATTATTTTTGTAATTTCAATTTCTCTTCTAACGAAACTATTTAGTAGAAAACCAGTTCTCATTTCTATCATAAATTTATCGCCTATTTTATACTTCATGAACAATCACTCCAATCTCTTTATGAAATTGCTAATTCTTTATGCCTCTATAACTTCCCAAGTCCATTCATATTCTCCATCGTGAGATGAAAGATATGCTGAACCATCATCACTTATTGTAAAATCGACCTGCTCTTTTCCTTCTTCGTCAGAATTATTCATTTCTTCCTCGTAAGTATTCTGTGCATCTTTTTCAAGAAATGCGTATGCATCATCCTCATTTTCAAATGCATCATGGCTTGCAATTTCTTTATTGTGAACCGAATAACAAATTACTACATATTTTTTCATAATTATCACCTTTTACCTTTCTATGAAAGTACTCTTTCATTTGGTTATTCAACCGACCAGTTACCTACTTTGTTTCCGTTAATATCCATGATGTAACCACTATCACATCCATTTGTAATTAACTGTGCAATATCTGTTAAGTTTCTCTTCAACTCATATCTACCTTCATATGTAAGTACATCATCATCACTATAAGCTGCACCACCTGTTTTAATTTCAATTTTCAACATAATGTTTTACCTCCTTATACCCAAGCTGGTTTTACCTTTGTTTCATGTAAACTTTCTAACCATTTAATTATTTCATCAGGTACATCTTCCATTTTCCATGCAGTTCCATATTTATAACCACATACAGGGCAAGGTCTACTAAGAAAACCTAACTCATGATCTTTATATGAAATCCAACCTCTTGTTTTATATTCTGTGTTTGAGTGTCCTAAACAATCTTTTTCTTTTAATTCATACGCATCTCTATATAACTTTCCACATTTATTTTCTATGTCTTCGTCATTATAAATATCAATAGAATATTTCATATTTGCATATGCAATTTCATCTTTTGTTAGATAAAATGGTTCTCCATTTCTCAGACACTCTAATGCTCTGTTCTCAGCTTCTTTCTTTTTCTGAGAGGCTTCTCTTGTAAGTGTCCATTTTTCAATTTTCACTTTATCCTGTGTATGTTTAACCCACCCAAGCTCCTCCATATGTGGACAATATGGACGCATATCATTTAAGTGCCATCTGTCCCAAATATCACATAATTTATTAAGCATTTCTGTTGTCCATTCATCTGTAGGAATTCCATTTCTGATTTCATCTACGCACTGACCAGCAGAGCCAAGGCAATCTCCATTTGATAATGGTGCAACCACACCACTAATACTTAACTTTGAATTATTGTATTCAATTTTTACAAATGCATTTTTATCTGCTTCTTTTCCCGATCTTGTATATACCTTACATTTACATGGGTTAAGAATCTTACGCATAATAATTTCCTCCTTACTTTCTAATCTCTTTTAACATATTTGCCTTGCACAACATCAGATTTTCTTTCATCTCTTCAATTCGCATATCAAGAAAATCCTTTAACTCTTTATCAAATTGTGCTTCTGTGACATTGTGACCACAATTTGCAACTATTACATCCATGATTTCTCTATATGTAAAACCATTGAATAATGTGTCATTCTCATGTATAGGTAAGTTATAAGTAAACTCTTTTCCATTCCGTAAATCCTTTTCAGGATCATATAACCATTTGCTCATAATTCGTTTCCTCCTTAATTTATTCAATCTCTAAACTGTTCCACCATGCTTTGCCTCCACCTTCAATTCCATAGAAGCCAATAAAAGCATTGATATGTCTCATTGTCGTTGCTGAATACCCATTCCACAATCTCTGAAAAACTCCATTATGTATTCTGCAAACGACTGTATTGTAGCTTGTCAGCTCAATGTCTCCATTGTCTAACTCTGTTACTTTCGCTTTTCCGTAAAATGATTTTCGTATATTATTTACTACAGGTAAATCAAATTGTTTCATGTTCATTCCTCACTTTCTTGTAATAAAATAGGCAGCTAGGTATTTATTCTCCTAACTGCCTTTGCGTTATTTAACATATATTTCAAAATTGTTTGCATCTTCATTCGGATAATTCTGTTTTATCCAATGTTCTGCATTTGCTTTCGCTTCTTCATAACTCGTGAAAAATCTTTGTGTGTGTCGTACTACGATTCTGCCTTTATCACAATTATGATAGATAATATACTCTAAGTAATTCATTTCGTCTCCTTTATAAATTTATTGCTTTTCCGTTCTCATCATATTCAATCGGTACAATATGAACTGCATACCCAATTTCTTTTTCTTTGTCATAAATTTCCATTGTACCACCTGCACAAAATTCAAATGAGAACCGCTTGTCATCCGATTCAAGCAATTTAATCAAATGATCCGTAAGTTCATTTAAGTTCCGTGCTCTTTCTTTTGATTCCTCAATACTTGTCATTTCGCTTCACTCCTTATCTAATTTCTTCAAAAGGTTTTACATTTTTGATTCGTTCATCATAAATCAACGTGTAACCATTATAATAAAACCTTTCTCTTTCGTTTGGTTTTGTCCAGACGATTGTTTCTGTTCTCAAACCATCACAAGGAGAAGTCTTAATGTCTGCCATTGTTACTCCATTTGATTCATAAATCCGTACTGCTATTGCATAAGGCTTATTTTCCATTGATTTTTACCTCCAATCATACCAAGAAACTTAGTTTCATTCGGCTAATACAGATGTATAATAATCTAACTCAGTTTCATCTAATCCATGTTCTTCAGCAGATTCAACGTCTTTCAGAATATTAAAAATCATATCTATTGTCATATCTAATGTATAGGATTTCCAATATTCTTCTTTTGTTAAATTATCATCTTCTGAACCGAGAAAATAAAATGCGTTATCACCAATTCTACAGCAAATGCCAATACATCCTGCATATTCTTCTTCGATTGAAACAGTTCCAGATTCAAAACCATTTCTAATCATTTCTCTTGTAATCATTGCTATCCTCCAATCTTCAAATGAAACATGTATTTCTACTCGTCAATTTCATCTGGATAAACAATTACACCATGCTTTCCATCAATTTCAATTTCGTAGCAGTAAACATTATCTGTTTCTTTTCCATCTACCATCTCATAAATTACTTTTTCGATAGTTCCGATGCTTCCACCATAAGTTTTAACTCTTACTTCGTCTAATTCTGTAAATTCCATAATTTTACCTACCTTTCAAAATCTTCCAATGAAATGTTGCTTTCTTACAATTTTAATGCGACTTCGTTTACTACATTCTGCACCATAGAACGTACATTTTCAGCAGTTACATTTACCTTATAACCGTATCCATCTATAACGGTTACAATATGATCTTCTCCGTTGTAACACTCTGTATACACTTCTACGGTTTCGTTTCTGCCTTGTGCCAAGCCATCAAATAATGGCTTTAATAATTCAACTGCTTTATCAATTTCTCTCATTTTAATATGCCCCACTTTCCTTTGAAAATTGTTGTTTTACTCTGCTAATGAATTGTTGCACCATTTCTGTGCAAATATTTCTTCTACCTTGTCCAATGCAAGGTAATTGATTCAATTCTGTCTCCATATTTTGCCTTTATAATTGGTATATAGGATTCGCATCTTGCCTTGTCCTTGAATGGCAGATTTATACAATCACATAAATAATTGTCATTCATATACCATATTTTACGACCATCATGTTTCTCTTTGAATCTTATTTTTAAGTACCACCATTTTTCCATACCATTACTCACTTTCTACTTCATTTATTTGCAAGAACTGCCTTCCGTTTAAGTTTATCTGCATAAGTTGTTACTAAAAATGTAATTTCCGTTCCATCTACTTTCATTATTTACCCTCTTTCTCTAATCTGATATTGAATCCTCATAGCACTGAAGTTCTTCAATATTTCCAATCATGTTTTCAAGCTGTATAAGGCATTCTTGAATAGAATCTACATCTTCTCTGATTTCTTCTGCCAGATTTTCTAAATTGGAATCTGAATCAGTATTGTAATTAATCTGTGCCGCCGATGATAAATTTTCAGCCACACAACTCAATTCTTCTAATGTTCTCTCTTTCATTTTTAAAAAATTTTCTCTTGTCATTTTATTTCTCCTTCTTTCTATATCTCTAAGTTATTCTCTTTAATGAGTCTTTCCCTTACCATTTTGTTTAAGTCCTTATTCACCGAAATTGTCTTGTAAGAAGTTCGATTCATGTAAATAAAATGACTTCCATTGCATCTTGCAAATTTGTATCCATTCCGTGATAGAATAGGTTCAAATTCTCTTAACTGTTTTGTTTTTCTGTATGCCATAATTATCAATCCTTTCCTTATTATATGTGACCGTATAGCCGTTATCTCAGCTTGCTTTTATATGTATATTCTCTATTACATTGCCTTTACTTTTGAAGTTTTCTTTACAGGCTTACGTTTCTTTTCTGTGAATGGGCTTTCCATTTCGTACCGAACAATCTCTGAAAGATAATCAAAAATCTGTGCCTGTGTTTTGCTCATAATATTTTCAACAAAATACTCAGTTCCTTTACAATGTTCAAGTAACGCTTCCTCCATTTCATCTGTTCTACCTTCTGTGTAGGCATATAATGCTTTTAATGCACGAATGATTTTCGCAGTATATGCTTTTCCGTTATAACTATCTGCATATCCGTTCCATTCAAGTTTTGTAATAATATTAAGAATATGATCAAGCAATTTTGGATTCATGCGAACTAATTCAATTCCATCTGTTATAGATGTGAGTGTTCCTACAGTATTTTCCTTATTTCTATCTCCTTTGACCGACAGATTGTATTTTTTACAAATATTTCTGAGTGTAATGTAATCCTCATCTCCACTTGTTATCTTTGCCTTATATGTATCTTTTGGTCTAATCTGCGTTCTGCCTTTTGTCTGATCCGTAAATATAGCGATTGCTTTCTTTAAATCGCATTCAATTACTTGTCCTACAATAAAATCTTTTCCTGATTTTACTGCTCCGTATGTTCTATGTTGTCCTTCAATGGCCCAAAGTAATCCCATAAAATGCCAATAAATAGGCAGTCCCCACAAATCACTATCATAGTTATTTCCAATAGATAAAGCCTTTGGTACTCTGATTTCCCTTTGCCATTCTGGGTAATGGATGTATTTCGGATCAATACAAATCAAAACCTTATCACCAATCCGTGAATTTACCTTTGCATTTTTGACTACTTCTTTGATAAATAACTTTTCTGTCTTTTCGTCAATTCCTTCTGCCCTTCTGATTTCTGCTACTTCTTTCTCCGCTTCTTCTGGAAATAAAAATGTTCTTCTACACATAATTTTTACCTTTTTAACCTTTCTTGTTTTAATTTTTTGTATAAAAATAACGGCTTGCCTTTCGGTTCGCCGTTTAGTTACTAAAGTTATTTTCTGGATATACACAATCCATATTAAGATTATTTTCAAACCAACAATGATCTGATATTTTTGGAATGTCTACAATAATATGATCTGTATATGTTTCTTTTACAGTTCCCTTATAAAAAGTACCATCCATATTGCAACGGACTTCCTGACCCACTTTAAATAAGTGAATTAAATTTGCCATTCAAATCACTTCCTTTCTTTAAATATTCGTTTGCATCTTTACAACTTTGCATTCCGTGACAAAAATGTTTATCACAACAGTTTATGCAAAGATTGCGTTTGATTTCTCTTACTTGTTTTTCGCTCATACTTCGACCTCCATAAGAAGATATTCATGGTATGCTTTTTCTGTTTCAAACAACATATATTTTCCATTCACATATCCCATGTAACCGTTTGGAACGGTATAGCCTTTCATTGCATTCATTTTTGCCTTCCTCCTCTATTTTTCAGGGTAAATCCCTAGTAATTTTAATGCATTCTTAGCACTCATATTCTTTGTAATTGCTATAAACAATGCATAATAATTTGCCTTTAACATTCGATTTAATAACAATTCTTTCATGATTTCTTCCTCCTATAACAGTCCACAAGCTGATGCAAGTCTTTTATACCATTTCTGTTTTTGTTTGGCTCTTTCCCTTGCTTTGCGTTCCAATCTATCCATAATCGTAAGCTGATTATCTATTTCTGTGTACTCAACCATTTGCGTTGGTGTGAGTGATTCGTATGGTGTAGACAAATTTCTGTCTATGATCTGGTTTCCGTCTTGTGTGGTGATGATTCTAAAATGAAACATTTGCGTTTCCTCCTTTTGTCTTAATCTTCATAGTAGCCAATAATTTCCGTATCTTCTTCTGTTTCCTTATAAAACGGTGAGTATGATTTTCCCTTTACAAGATATTTTTCTCCGTTCCATTGTGTATCTAAAAGGATTTCTCCATTTTCGAGGAATACAGGCATATGCATTTCAATTCCATATGTGGAGACTTCCGGGAATTTCTCTTTAAATTCCTTTTGTGTTAAAACGTTCATAATATCCATCTGTTTGCCTTCTGTAGATAAATACCGTGCTCCATTTGGCATTTCTTTATAAGTTACTGTTTGCATTTATTTTTTCCTCCTTTAAAAAAGCGATGCTAACTGTCTTGCTAATATTGCTCTACTCATGTTATAAGTTTTAATTCCATGTGGTTTACGTTTTACTTCTGATCGAACAGAATAAATCCGTGACGGTTGTTTTGCCTTTGCTACTTCATAGTCGCAATAAGCATTATGAGTTGCCTTCTGTTTCTCTGACATCTTTTATCCTCCTTTGCTTTATGCATTCAATTTCGCTTTGAATTACTTCTAAAGTTGCATATTTCCAATTCATAAAAGTATCTTCAACCGATTCGTTAGAAAATTTCTCATATTCTTTTATGAGACTTCCCCTTTGCTCAACGTATTCATTTGATACTTCTTTATATGAGATAATCTCATAAGCATCGCAGAAACATATTTCTGCTAATGCGTTGTCAATTTGGGATTCAATCAGTTGTTCTTCATTTGCCTTTAAAAAGTAATTTTCTTCACTATAGGCAGTTTTAATTGTAAATAATATATTTTTCATCTTGCACCTCCTTTGCCTTTATTCTCTTTTCCATTTTATTTTTCCCAATAATATCCTGAACCATCTTTTGTGTAGAGAGTTAATCCTGTTTCGGTTGCTTCAAAGTCTGTGACAGTGTTCATATTGAACATGTCAGGATTTTCTATTTCGCTGCTGATCACTTCTGTTTTTACTACTGTCGGTGCAGTTATTTTGCCTATAAAAAATGCACCCATTACGAGTGCTGTGGTTGTGATAAGATATGTTATTTTGCGTTTCATGATTGTTTTCTCCTTAATCTTTGGGTATAAAAATAGCACCTAACAGATTTTGATTTCCGTTAGATGCTTAAATTACTGCAATATGTCTTTTCTGTAACTTTCCACTTGTAATTCTTTTTCCTGTTCGTGTTTCCAGAACATAAATCTTTTTACCTAAATAACTTGCATCAATTAGCCTGTCTCCGTTATTGAAATAATATGTTCTGCCTTGCGTTCTAATGACTTTTAATCCATTTTTCAAATAGTCATTATAATTATCTGCATCTGCCTTGCTTGCGAATAAGATTCTTCTGTTTTTGTCTACTACTTCATACATGGTTACATTCTCCCTTCTTTGATTGTAATGAAATAGTACCCGGAAATTGGGTGCTTTTGGTGTGTTGGGTATATTTGACGCAGTTACATTGTTTTTAGTTTCGCTTGGAGTTCTGCTATTTGAGCTTCAATTTTTGCTTTTTCTGCTTGTGATTCATCAACATATGACATAATATCACCTGGTTGACATTTTAATTCATGACATATTTTATCTATTATTGACATTGCAACAAATTTATTTTTACTAAAATTAGCCATAGTAGATGGGCTTATCCCTAATTTGCGTTGCAAATCAATTTTTTTTATACCCTTATTTTCTAATAATGAATCCAACTTGTAATATACTATCATTTTATCTCCTCCAATCACCTCCAATATATCATAGTTTGCTACGATTAGCAATAACATTTTATTTTCCGTATGTTAATGCATATGGCTTTGCCTTGAACCATTTACGCATATTGTCAGTAAGTCCCCATGAAGTTTGTGCAAAGTCATTCTGATTATTTAGCACTTCTTTCATTGCTTCTTTTTTCGCTTTTGCATGTTTAATAGCCATGCTTCTATCTTTCCCCATGATTTTATCCTCCTTGAATTTAAAATGTATACTATAAAAAGGGCAAAGTATTTGCCTTGCCCTAATTTGCAGACTATTTTACATTTTCCCAACCTTTAAGCGTTTGCTTTTCAAGTGTGCAAACCATATAACAGAATAATGCATTTTGATATAACTCATCATCTTCTGCAATGCGTTTCCAGTTTGCGTGTGTTTCATCTGCGGTTGCCTTTAGTCCTCCACCGTATTCCTGCCATATAGTATAGCGAGATCCTACGTTCATTTCAGATAGCATTTTGTCCATCTGACGTAAAGATTCTATTCTACGGTTTACAGACCATTCACTGATTTTTAACATGGTAATCCTCCATTTGTATTTATTAGGCATTTAACCTAGTTAATATGATACCATATAATCAGCCTCCTTTACAATTTCCGTTTCGCTTCTGCTCATCGGTTACGGACTTGCACCGTAAGACGGAAGGCAGATTGTTAGTCTGCCTTTACTAATTCTACTATTATAATTCCTTCTTTTCGCATTCTACTTCTCTTTATCATATCATTTACAGAAAGGTTTCCATTTTTGAGCCATTCAATCCATAAAGATATAATTTCTTCGCAGTCTATTTCCGTTACATTATAAAGCCTGAAAATAAAATTTAATATGGTTTCGTCTATTTCGCTATAGACAAATTCCCCACTAAAATCCCTGTAAATTTCGTGACAAATTCCGTACATATCAAGTGTATTAAGCATAGTATATTCCTCCAATTATCTAATATTTGACGCAACTACAGACGCATTGCCTTTACCATACCAATGTGCAGTTTCAGTAACTTCGTTCCAACGCAAAGGGTTGTTTATCTGGTGTGTGTTAATTCGTGAACCAGTTCCCTTTTTATGCAAAGAATACGACTTCATTATATTTTTACAATCATCAAAAGATACATTTTCCTTTTGAATTTTAGGCACTTTACCCATTAATTCAATCGCAGACTTTACCCACTGATAGCATGGATGATCCGCAGAAACTAGGCATAATTTCCAGTATGAGCCATTAAAAATATGTACTGGAAGTTTACCTTCTGATAGTGTGTAAGAATCACATACCCAAAATATGCGTTTACCTTGTTTATCCGTAAAACGTCCATAGATTGAACCTGGATAAATTGTGAAATTATCAGGGAAATTTACAGATTTCCCCTTGCAAAGACGCACATAGAATTTTGGTTCGTGTTTAATCATGGAAATCCCTCCTTAAAAATGGGCAGACTTATAGCCCGAATTTTTGTTAATAGATTCTAAAGGATAAGCAGGGAATCGAACCCTGCTAACCCAGCGTGAGCCGTTATCCTATTTTGCTTCTTCTTTCTTCTTCTCTTCTGGTTTAATAACTTCGTGTTTTGATGCATTATCAAGGACTACTGCACAAAGAGTTGTAAAGGCTGCAATCTGTACTTTTTTATTGCCTGATTTGTCTGTATAGTTAAAATCCTTGAATGTGATTGTTTCTACTCCATCCTTTTTAGACTTGACCTGCTCACGTTTAGCAGAACCGCCAAAAGTAGCAAGGAAGTTGCGAAGGTCTTTTTCGGTAAAGTCGGACTTTTTGGGTTTAATGCCGTAGAAATGGTCACCTTCAGAACCGATTAACTTATTGAATATTGGACGCAAAGCATCCTTTAAGTCCTTAATAGAGCCTTTACTGTAGTAAGCGTGAATAGCTTTAGAAATATCAACACCGCCTTTTTCAGTATCGAAAATATCCGCATCAAGCTGTACATTCTTATAGATAGCATGAGCCATCAAAGTAATATGCACACGGTCAGTAGGACACAATGCAGTTACCTGGTCAATAGTAATAGGAAGGCTTGCAATTTCTTCCTTAAGTGCAATAATCTCTTCACGGTCTTTGATGAACTGCCCAGCGTCTACACCTAAAGCCTCATTGATAATAGACTTTTCGCAAGTCATAACGTCAATATTAGCGTGTAAATCCTCAAGGGCTTTTTTGCCATCCTTGAATGACTTCTTATCCTGCATCCGTGATAATTCAGTGTGGCGTACAAGTGTACGAACATGACCTGCAAAGTCAAAAGTAGTGTCTTTGAGTGCATTAGTTTTTGAATAGAATTTTTCAGATTTTAACATAATATCCTTCTTTCTCCCATTTAACGCATGAGTGCAATATATTTTTGGGTAAAAGGTCATAGTCGGATTTGAACCGACTTCCTAAAGCGTTTTAATACGCACCGCTCAAAAAGCGTAGAATGTGCCTGGCACTTTATGACCTGATTTTTAAACTTTTTCGCCTGGTCTTATAGGTTACTTCTTGATAATTATTATAATGTGCAAAGTATATATTTTTGTCATAGCTTGCGAACACTGCTATAACTATGTCTTATTATCATTTTTTAACGCTTGACATAAAAAGCGGTACTATATTTAAAGATTCTATGGTTTGAAACAAACCTGGAAATGTGATAGAATAAACCTCGTATATAATTTAATGTTTACTATCACTGAATGAGTGAAACACTCAAAAGAATTTTTAAATACGTTTATGAGTTGCTATCTTGCCGGTTACACAACGCCGGAATGGTAATAAGTAGCGACTTCACTACTTATGAGGTAACTATCGTTCCTGCTACTACGTGCTTGTTATAGTACAGCTTTACTGGTAACTTTCGTTGAGGTGTGCTACTAACCTCTTGCAAACTTCTTGCAAGTGAACACGTACGTTGTTGTATATGACAACTTTTTTATACCACTTTGGGTAGGCTGCACGGTTAGCCATGGTTTTTTACTAGGTCACTTCCTAGGGTTTATCACGACTAATGATGTCGTGTGCGGTTCGGTGTCCGCTCTACAGATGTTACAACAAAAATTAAAAAAGGTGTAAAGCCTTGATAATTCAATAAAGACTTTACACCTTAGATAATGGTTAGCTGGTTACTATGATTTAATTGTTACTGGGGTCTTTTGGGTCTGCTGTCTCAATATACTTGATTATTTCAATAATCTTTTCGGCATTCATACCCTCTTTTTCAAGTGCAGTAATAAGATTTACAACTTCTTTACCTGTCATGTATTCGCTCACTTTCTACCACCGCCTTTCGTTAGTGATATTATATCATAGTGTAAAGCCTTTATTCAATTATCAATGTACTTGTTTATGCTTTTTAGTGCTGGTTTATAATAAGGGATTTATTACTGCCGGACTTGACAGCTATTGAAAAGAATTGTATAATCTAATTGTTCGGATTAGGTTGTATATACACTTATACAATCTTTTCAAATGCCCTGTACTATCTTTTTAGGTGGTACAGGGTTTTTTGTTACCCTGTGACTATATACTATCATATGTTTATCTAGTTGTCAAGTAGATTTTACTATTTTTTCCTAGATATTTTAATACCATTTTGACGATTGATTATTATATCATAATCGCCTGTGCTGAAGTCTTCTAAAAGAAGCTCAAGTACTGTATTCATTTTCAAGTTATAATCGTCACAGGCTTTTTTGAAATTATCAAACACTGTACTATCTATTGTGGTGTTTATTTGTTTCTTGCCTGTTGTCAATGTATCAACCTTCTTTCATTATATATTTGTCAACTTGTTTTCAACTATCATGTTGTTATCTGTTTGACTTGTCTATAATATATCATATGTCTATCTAGTTGTCAACAACATTTTTATATTTTTTAAAATTTATCTGATTTTATATTAAAGTGGTGGATTATCCCATTTTTAATGTTGTTTTTTGTCTAAAGTGGTGAGTGATGACCATTTTTTGATTGATTTTAACATAAAAGTGGTGATTTGAAACGATACAAAAATATATTCAAACATACGTTCTAGTATATTCTGCTCTAGTTGTTCAGATCTGATTATATCGAACAAACGTTCTAATAAAAAGATACCACAATATTGTACTATTATGGTATGTTTAAGGATATAGGGGGGTGGCAAAAACCAGATCCGCAGCTTGTCTTTCCTGGAATCCATATAGCTGATTCATTCACAGACTTTCTTAAAATTTTTAGTTCATAAAACACTTATTTTTCAAGCAAAACTCCAATTCTAGCCAAATTTATTCATTATCGTATACCATATCGTAAAATCCTTTATAAACAAGCAATTTTCAATGATTTACTCATCATTTTTTTAATATTCCATCTTCAAAATCAGACCACATTTTCTAAAATCACAAAGAAAATCAAATAATTCCTCGATATCAATTTTATAAATAAAACTCCAACAAAATAGAGAATAAATAAATGTAACAAAAACATTTTCTAGTTAAGGAGGAATTAAATGACAAAATACTTAGACACTTCTACTCTCACAAAATACACCTCAGGTAATAATAAAGGACACTTCAATTGGAAAGAAAACATAGAGAAAGAACTACCTTTTCAATACGATGATTTAAACGGAATAATTAAAATTATAGATTATAAATCAGTAAATCGAAAAAATCTTGTTACAATTCAATATCAAAATAATATAATGACGACCTCTACATCAAATTTGCTTCAATTAAGAATCCCTACTTTTCTCAATAAAAATGTAAATACAAGAAAATATAAATATAATGTTGGAGATATTATAGATAAAGACTACCAAAAATCTAAAGTAATTGAACAATGTAGAATTCCTGTCAAATCAACAAAAGGATGTGAAACAACAAGAGGATACAAATTAAAATGTCTATCATGTGGATACGAATATAAAACTCGTGAAGATAAATTATCCTCATGTCCTGTTTGTGGAATTAGAAGTTCTTGGACTGAAAGATTTATATTCTCAATATTTATACAAGCTGGGATAGAATTTGAAGTACAAAAAGAATTTAATTGGTTACAAAATAGATGGTATGACTTATATCTTCCAAAATATAATGCTATAATAGAAATTAATGGGATACAACACTATGAACCAATTAGTTTGCCAGATAGAGAACAAAAATCAGCAGAAATTATACATAAAGAATGTGTTGAGTCTGATAATATAAAACAAAACGCTGCGCTACAACATAATATAGCTTATTATATTATAGATGCCAGAAATCAAGAAGAAATTTTTAATAATGCAAAAGAAATTTTAACATTTATAGATTTTTCAAATATATCTGAATTTGAATGTGGCAAATTTGCAACACAGAATGTAGTATCAAAATATTGTAAATTATGGAATAAAGGATATTCAGTAGAAAAAATTTCCAATAAACTTGATTGTTCTATACAAACAGTGCAAACCAGATTAAGACAAGGAAATATTTATAATTTATGCAATTATGATAAAAAATTGAATATGAAAAATCATAGGATTACTAATCCTAATAAATAAAAATTTAAAAGCAGATGGAGATATCTGCTTTTTATTTTCCAACCATTTCACCCACTTCACACCCCAATTTTCAAAATTCCACTACACAAAAAATCACACCCTTAACGCAGCTTTCTTCCTTATTTATAAGCACTTTTACCGATAACCAGTTTTCACGAAAATTATCAATAATCGTGACATAAATTCTCAGACCATATCTAATTCAAAAATTCTAAAAAATCCCATATCTCATTTCTTACATCATTACCAAGCACTCACTCAACCAATCCCAACACCCCAATCCTTAGACTAAATCACACGAAATCGACTCAAATTTCAATCAAAACTACCTCAATGATAAATTGCATACCTAACAACCTAAAATCGAAAATCATCCTCATTTTCTTTAATTTACTCCCATACATAGTGGGGTACATTAAAACCATACAGAAATCATATCTCATATCTCACTACTACTCATAAAAAATACGGAAAAATAAATTTTAAGTAAAATAAAGTTCCAAACAGAGAATATATAACCATGAACCAATAAAATACATTCAACGAAAGGAATTAACACATGAACACATATTTAGTACCAACAACGGAAGAATTCGGAAATGTATACAAAAACATAATTGTAATTTATGCTGAATCAGAAAAAGAAGCGTATCAAAAAGCAATTTTTCAAAAAGGATTATCAGCACGTCATATTCAAGAATATACAGATAATCCTTATGAAACATTTTATAAAGAACTTAAGATTCCAGAAAAATTCTTTTCTATATCAAGAAAAAATGCTATACTAAAAGAAACTTTTCAGAAAGAAGGCATGGAATATATGGAACTTATAAAATTATATGATTATATGTATTGGGGAGATTATAATTCTCAAATTCAATCGCTTGCTGAAAAAGCTATAAAAGAGTCCTGGAATTTTGAAAATAAAAATGATAATGCAATTCTAAAAAATTATCTATTAAACACATTTTATCAATTACAGCGTGAACACAAAATCATTGAAACTGATGAATATTGTTTATTTAATACTGGTTTATTCACTGATCGTTATATACCAATTTATGCATATGGCGAATTAAATCAAAGATATTTAACTGATGATTCGGTACAAAAATGGTATTTTAAAGGATTTAAAGATGAATATGAATTAACATCTCTTGATGTTGATGCAGATTTTCCCGAAAGAGCAGATTATTTTCAGGATACTACTCTTCTAGTATTTGATTGGCATTGTAAGGTACATCCTAATTATAATCACATATTAGATGACTTAAATACATACAACAGATTACCAAACTGTATCAAAGAAAGTGAAAGACCATTAGAGGTATTAAAAGGTTATATTGATACTGCTATACAAAAAGTAACTGCCAATTATAAGTTAGCCATTCCGCACTATTATCAAGAAAAGATCCAATTAATGATTCCATTATGTTTTACAAAGGATGATAAACCAGATATTGCATTGGTTCTTGAAAAACGAAGAGGCAATCATTATCAAGCAAAAACATGTCTTACTATGGAAATGGCTTATATGGATGCAAGATTAATTGCAAAGCCAGAATCAGATTGGTTATGTGCTGATTATATTATTGAGGAAGAAACAGAAGAATAAAATACGCATTATATTATTAAAGGTAGATGAGAAATCATCTGCCTTTTATTTTTATGTGGAGAATATATAAGTATCAATATAGAAAGGAATAAAAAACCAAATGAACAAATATGAAATAGAGATACCAAAATATCTTAAACAAAGAGAAAGCAATATATCCAAAGCAAAGAAGAAATCAAAGCACAAACATCATTATGAAGAATGCCTGATTCAATACAGATCCACATTTATAGGAAAAACTCATCTTAATACAGGTTTATATACCTACTGTACTATTTGTGGAAAAATAAATGAGCGATTCAAGGAGAATAAATCTATTGTAAAAGATTATATCAGAGAAGTTAATTCATCAACATGTAAATACTACTCTCATATTCCTGACGAGGAATTATATGAAAAGTACCATGACAAATTACCAGTATTCTTTGTAGAGGATATTTACAAAGAGAAGTATGTTGATTTGGAGCAAACAGAAAGGAATAAAACAAATGAGCAAAGGTAAAAATTTCGAATCATTAAAAATACCATTCGTAAAAACTTGTCCTATATGTGGAGAAAAATATTATAAACGAGTTACCAAAAAAGGTAAAACAAAAGGGCTAGATTTGAATTTTGTATCAAAAGAAACATTTTTCTTATTACATTATTATTATGAATATCACTGTTATACATGTGGATATGAATGGCAAGAAAAATATCTGTAACAGAGAATAATCGTATAGGTACATCATATATGTACCCAAATGAAACTATCAATCCAAAACACCATGTACCTAAATCAATCAATAACAATCAAACAAAAAATTATGGAGTTTGTATGTAGCGTAAGCGAAATACAAACGGAATATTCTTCTCTTGATAATATGAGTCTATATAGATATAGACTGCACAAAATTGATAGCTGGCATGTACCCAAATGAAGTATTTTTTCACTTTTAGGTACATGCTGTATGTACCTAAATGAATTTTTGACAATTTCATAAATGTAAAAGTTCATAACTTTTGAAAGTTAAGATGGAGAATATTACAATGTGACAAAATAAATATTTATTATGGAGGAATTCAAAATGACAAATAGTGAAAGAATTGACAATTGTGTAACAAACCTTATTGAGACAATTTCTAAGAATATCAGTAGTATGTATGGAGAAGGCTCAATAAAGCAATGTGATGAAATCGAAGCCCTCGCTTCATTGGTAAAAGCAAGAGCAACGATTAAACCACATAAAGACTATTCTTCATCAGAATCAGATTTTTCTAAAGAATGAACTGTGTTGTAAGTTTTCTTTATTAGTTCTGGAAGCACGTCCATTTTAATTGGTACACAGTTATCTTGTGTTCCCCAAGCACGGATGAATTCACAAACGATTTCTGATGTAATTTCTTTATCGGTTTTAGCCATAATCTCATCTCCTCTCTTGTATTGATGCAAATATTATACCATATATTTTATAAATAAAAAGAGAATAACTAATTGAATCACTTACCACACTCTCATCTCACAAATTGTAACTGTAAATTATGTTTTAGAAGAAAGGAAAGAAAAATGCAACAGAAAAAATCAAAAACCAAAGTATATTTAATATGTTATTGCAAATCATTCAATGATTATATGGATGAATATGTTGAAATAATTAAAGCATATTCCAGAAAAGAACTTGCAGTACATAAATTGATCGACTTTCTAAACGAGGAATTTGACTTAGAAATAAGAGAATATACTATTGAAGCCATTGAGTCTGAATTAAAAAGAACAGATTATACTGGATGGTTTATCAAAGAAGTAACTATAAATAATGAATAACAAAGAAAGGATTTTTTAAAATGCAACAGATTAACATTAATGAATTAAAGGCACATCCAAGAAATAATGAATTTTTTGATGATATGACAGGTGACGCATGGGAGGCGTTTAAAGAATCTATCAAAACATCAGGCATTGTTGAACCTATTGTAGTGACACAAGATATGATTATTGTATCAGGTCATCAACGTGTAAGAGCTGCTAAAGAATTAGGATTACCTACTATTATGGTAGATATTCGTAAATACGAAGATGATGATAAGATTTTAAAAGATCTTATAGAAACTAACATTCGTCAACGTGGTATTGGTAATCCAAATCCTGTAAAACTTGGCAGATGTATTAAGGAACTTGAAAGAATTTATGGAGTCAGAGATGGTAGTACGAATAGTAAAGGTGTTGGTGTGAGCGAAAAGTTTTCGTTCACACAGAAAGATTTATCTGATGAAATTGGAATTGATGTAAGAACTATGCAAAACTACAAAAAACTCACAGAACTTATTCCTGAATTAGAGGATTTGGTTGATACAGGAATTCTTGCACCTACTACTGCTCTTGCATTGGTAAAATATATGTCACCATCTGAGCAGGAAGAATTTGTCAGGTCAATGGATATAACAAAAAAAATTACCAAAGGACAAGTTCAGCAATATATTGACAAGATTAAACAGCTAGAAAATGATAATCCAAAAGTAAAAGAGTTAGAAACACAAATCTCTGAACTCAAAACAGAGAAAAATATATTGGAACGAAAAGTCAAACTTAATCAGGAAGAATCTGATAAATATAACAAGTTAAAATCTGATATTGAATTTCTTACAAAACAGAAAACCGATTTAGGTCGTCAAATCGACTCTGCTACTGAATTGGCAGGTCTGACTGTAAGATTACAGAAATTGTTAGAGACAGAGCTTGCTCCAATTAAATTCAAGCGTTGTATGGAAGAGCTTGATTCTAGTGATGTATGTGTCGGAAATTTAACAGACATTATTAACAGAATTGATGATTGGTCTGACGAAATGAAGAAACTTTTAAATAACAACAACGATTATGTTGTAGACGTACAGTAAGAGAAAGAGAGGAAAATTACATGAACGAGATTATTAATAATAATTATACTGGAATGAGCGATTTAGAAATATTAGCAAATGGTCAAAATGGAATAACTGTTGTGTTGACTAGAATGGTTAATGAAAACAAAAAAAGAGACACCAGAATTGCAATACTTGAAGAGAGTGATGAGGCAAAGACAAAGGAACTTTCAGAAATCAAAGAGAAAATGGACTATATTGCATCACCTGAAAATTCAATTATGTACAGAGAATTGGTTGCAATATGTAGAAGCAGAGTGAATCAATTGCTTAATTCTACAAATGATGGATTATATAAAAATTTTTGGAAACCTTATTTTAACAGAAATATACATACTGTTTTATGTACACATTTTAATGTTGGAAGTGACAAATATATTAAAACAAAGTATTTTGAGGAAGCAAAACAAATAGCATACAATTATATTCCTTCAGATTATTATTTAAAAGGTAGAATTGATGATTTATTAACTGATAAGGAAAATGGTGTATTAGATTTATCAAAGGATAGAATATTATCATTTAAACTTTATATTTCAGATTCTAATAATGGTAAAATAAATCTTTTTACAGCATAGTGAGGTGAAACGTCTTGCCAAACTATGTAAAAATTCCACGAGAAATCATTTATGATAAGGATCTATCATCTAAACGTGTAATAATCTTCTCATATCTTTATGCAAGGCGTTCACTTGATGACACAGTGGCATTTTCTACAACAGAACTTTGTCACTGGTCTAAACTGAAACCTAACTATAGAGATGGAAAGATAAATCAGAAATATTATGAAGTTCTATTACTTCTCTCTCATTATGGATACTTTGAATCATGTCCAGATTTTGAGAAATGTCTAAAAGAAAAGACCAATTCGGTCAAATATCAGCAAGTAAAACTTAATATAGAAAAATTCGATGTACCTGATAAGTTTGGAATTATTTATTTTGATGAGTTGGATACAATATTAAATTTTAAAGATGAATTGAAGGATGAAGAGATTGATACTGCAAGAATATCATCAGCTTATATTCTACTTGTACTCTCTTATATTCGTGTCAACATCAATCGTATGGATAATAAACCATTATGCTGCTATAGATATTTTAAAACAATTTCAGATGATATTGGACTGTCTGAAAGATATATAAGGCGTATAGTTGATATTTTAGATGAGTTAAAAATTGTGAAATGTCAACCTATGAAAAGAGAACAATATATTAAGAATGGTGAAAAAAGGTTTTTAACTACACCAAAGGTTTTTGCTGATTATAGGCATTTCATTCATGATGAACACGGTCAAAGAATTGATAAAGAATATAGTCCAGATAAAGAAATAAAAAAACAGATAGAACTTTTGGAGAACAATAAAATATAGAAACCAATTAACGCAGCACTCAAAGGAGCTGATTACAATGAACAAAATTATTTTTAAAACTAAAGGAGAAATATTAAAATATGAAAACAAGTTACACACAGAACTATAACACATTTGCAGGTGAAATTGATATTGATGATTTTTCTACAGAAACACCAAACAAAAAGAGAATAAATAAATATATAGAGGCAGACAACCTTGAAAAAACAATTATTAAAAAGGAGCGACAGAAAAAAGAAATGAAAAATTATCAGTCAATGACACTTGAAGAACTCAGAGAAATGAAACTTGTAAGTAATACAAACGGGAGACCTAATTCTACTCTTACGGATGAGAAATGGCAGAAAGAATTTGAAATCAGAAAAATTTTTGTAAAACCAGTTAGTAAAGATATTAAGAGATTTTGTCAGAAAAGTAAATGTTCAAAAGAAACAGGTTATTGGAACGAAGAAACAATGGGTACTTATCATGGTGCAACAAATTGGCAAGAATATTGTGCTTACATAAATGATGTTCTTCGTAATATTCAGTCTGGTCAAATTGATTATTGTTATTATATATATCAAATTCTTGATATTCTCAAATTTCACTATGATGATTTAAGAACAAAATATTGTGACGGATATTGGGAAGTTTGGTTAGATTTAGGTGAAAATAAATAATGTGTGAAATATGTAGAAAACATCCTTGTCATCCAAGATGTCCTAATACAGAATCATTACAAATAAAAAAGGTATGTTCTATTTGTAACGAAGGTATTTATGATGGTGAAGAATATATTGTTAACGGTGATTATGAATATGCTCATTGGGAATGTGTGAATTATGCAAGGGATTTGGCTAAATTTTTAGGTTATGAAATCAAAGAAATGAGCAAAGATTATTGAGTAAATAGGAATTTCATTTGGAAAATATATAAGTGGAAGGAGATTTTTATATGAATGAACAATTTAGCCAAGATGAATTGAAATTAATGACTGATTTGATCACAGATTATATTTCAAAGATAGAATGTTATGAAGACTTAATCGGCAACAATTATAATTGCATACAATGTGGGAATATAGAAGATTGTTACATGATAGCAAATTCTCGTTGCAATAGTGAATTTGCTGAAAATATTAATTATGGCGGTTATGATTCAGAAGAAGAATTTTTTTGGAGCAATTATTTGATTAAGGTGGTGATTTATTTATAGATGAGTGAATTTGGAATTAAAATAAAAAACATTGAAGCTGCAACTCTTTATGAATATAATAAAGGACTTCGTGATCATTATGATTATAAAGACGCAATGTTCGTAAATAGCTTATTTAAAGACTTTATGTGTGAGAACAAATTGAAGGTATGGAATGATGAATCTACGAGAGACTTAATATGCTTGGAATTTAATTTTGGTACACGTTCTTATGATGAGGAAATAGCTCATATTAGAAAAATAGCAAAAAATGCAAGAATTGAATATAAAAAGGCAATTAGCTCTGGAAGTAAAAAACTAATAGAACTACAGACGAATAAGAAAAAGAAAATAATAAGTTTATATAATTTTGCTGTTAATCATAAAACAGATTATTTCTCATTATCAGCAGATACAATAAGAGAAGAATTTTATAATAATGGAGTTAATGTAGAATATATTACTCGTAAAAGGAACGGTAATATTATTAAAACAGAAGTTATCCATTATAAAATGTTATATAGAAGTACAGGTAAAGCAAAAAAAGGTACTTGTATGTTTATAAGAGATAAATTGTATAACAAGGCAATTAATTATCTTAGAATGGGAATAAAACTTCCAAAACATAATGCGGATATTGTTGGGATTAGCGCATACTCTTCTCTCGTATGTAGCGGAATTGTTGGAAAAGTTAAAATCAATCCTAAAAATATTTTGGTATTAAAAGATGTTGATAGGTATTTTAACACAAATGTTATTTCTGTTGAAATAGATGAAAATAAACATTGTATTGCGAAAGCTATTAAAGATTATAAATTAAAAAATACGTTATTTGATGGACAGGCTTTAATCGACTCTTCTATTTTTCCAAATTGGGGAAATGGTTATATTCTTCTTAGACATCATTTCTGTAAAATGGCTGCTTTCTGTAGCAACATTCAATTATTTTTCCGTGATTATTTTGGTGATGACTACTATTCTGCCACAGTAAAAGATATGTGGGGAAATGAGCATTATGTAAAAGATATAGAACTTATTACAACTGATAACGCAATGAAATGGATTAAGTATGACGTGTCATATGACTATTGGTGTAATAAAGTTTATGAGAACGACTGTATGTTTGGTATTGTTAAAACTGCTCATCCAAGTAAGCTTGGAAATGTGCAGCGTATGAGTTACCAGATGGTAAATTCTCTTGATGTTGAAATTATGGAAAATGTATGCAAGGAAAGTATTGAATATATCAATAGGTTAAAGACCGATGATGATTTCTTTCTTGATTATTTGAGGAAAAATATTAACTTTTCAAACGATTACGAAGCATTAATTGCTTTATGTGAACAGAATCGAGATTTTCTTAGAAGTTCTTATTTCAGGGATCGTAAAAAGGCAATTATTATGACATATGTTTTAAATTTCAAGAGTGGTAAAGTAATTCAAAATGCAGATAATTTGGTGATAGTTGGTTCACCATATGCAATGTTGCTGTATGGTGCGACTGGTAATCCCTGTGATGTTGATAAAGATGATACATTTTCTGTTGAAGATTTAGCAACTCAATGTTATACCACCAGATTTAATGATAATGAATATCTTGCTGAGTTTAGAAGTCCGTTTAATGGAAAGTATAATCTCGGGTATTTACATAATGTATATAATGACAGATTCAAGAAGTATTTTAAATTTTGTGACCAGATTATTGCTGTAAACATGAATGGTACTGATTTTCAAGACCGTAACAACGGTAGCGACATGGATAGTGATAGTATTTATACTACAAACCAAGCCGACATCGTATTACATGCGAAAAATTGTAAGGAAAAATATTTAACCATTGTAAATAATATTCCTAAAGATTCAAATGTATATGATAGCACTATGAAAGATTTTGCGAGATTGGATAATAAATTAGCAGCTTCACAATTAGATATAGGCGAATCAAGTAATCTTGCGCAACTTGCTCAGACTTATGATTGTACGTTTGATGAACAGAAATATAAGGATTATGTTTGTATACTCAGTGTATTAGCTCAGATCGCTATAGATTCAGCAAAACGTCTTTTTGATGTTGATGTTGGTTCTGAAATAAAGCGTATAAAAAAAGATATGGATGTTGAAAATAACAAATATCCTGCTTTCTGGAAAGTTATTAGAAGAGATTTTAAAGAAAAAAATATCAATTATAATCTTGTTTGTCCTATGAATTATCTTTATAATCTAAAACTCGACCAATTCAGGTCAAATGAATCTACAATTCCAATCCAATATTTTTTCAAGAAATTTGAGATAGAAAAGAACAGAAAAACATGTAAAAAAGTTGAAGAAATAATAGAAATGTATATGAACAAATATTATTCTACTATTAGCTCTGAAAATGAAGATTCTTATTTTCTTTTAAAAATGGATTTTGATAATATGATTCAGGATATAAAAAAAGTTTATGTCTCTAAGAATTATATTGGATTATTTAGTTGGTTGATTGATAGAGCTTTCTGTGTTTCTATTTCTCAAAAGCAAAATCAGTATAAGTTAAAATCAAAAATCAAGAAAAGAAAATCTATTTTAATCAAGGCATTATATGATATCAATAGTGCAAATTTGCTAAAATGTTTCTCGGAAAATTATTAATTTTGTTCAAAAATAGTGTTTTTTAGGGACACCTAGACAATTTTAATGTTCCGAAACCATTGATTTTAGTGCATTTTTAACAACTTCGTTAAGTTGTATAATGAGGAGAAAGGATTTTTCTTTATCTTAGTACCTCTCCGCTTACATGCAAATGCGGAATATAAATAAGCAACGATCGTTTTATAAAAAAATACTAAGCCCTCTTAATTGAGGGCGATGCTGAAAGGCTAAAACAATGAAATCAGCCTTTCTTAGCTGATAAAACAGAGAATATATAATTGTTGAGAGACATTATAATATTTCGTCTAACATATGGCTATAAGTTAGTTGCTGTGATGCCATGTGAAAAAACTTGTGCATGTGTGATAAAACCAGTTAAGTTCAGCAAGCGAGACTGTACCATGCATTTCTGTGGAAGATATATAGGAATCAAACCTATGGGGAACGATTCGAGGCGTTTTCAAACAGAACAATTATAAAAAATATTTCTAAGATTGGTACATATTCATATTGTATCTCATCTTCTTATTCGGTGGCTATGCTACAGTTCTTGTAGTATGGTTGCCGATTTTCTCTTTGAGTGTGTAGCTCAGTTGGTAGAGCATTCGACTTTTAATCGAAGGGTCGTGGGTTCAAATCCCACCACACTCACTCACTTCTGCTATTCAGCAGGAAATAAATCAAAGGATGTGAAAATTATTAAACAGATTTCTAAAAGTGAAATTATAAAATTATTATCCGAAGGTGTAATCCGCAATACCAAACGAGGATATGTAGACCACAGAGGCGAACAGGTCGGCTACTATCGTACCAAAGGTGTTGCAAGAAAACGTTACATCGAAGATAAATATGTTAAGTAGGTTCTGCCTATGAAAAATAGAATCGAATATAAGGGTTTCTATATAGACAAGACCGAAAATGGCTATCGTATTAGCAGAAAAGAAGATACAGAAAAGCATACTCATCTCTCAAATCTTAATCCATCATATAGGCTTATAGACAATGTACTATCAAATAAAATTCCTACTCGTTGTGGATGTTATTATTTGGAGTCACATATTCGTTTAAGCTATGATGAAAATTATATTAGGAAGATTCGTGAGTATATTGAAGTAAAACAGAATAAAACGAAACAAATGTATTTTAATCCTGGCAGAAAACGTTCTGGCGGGAATTTTTAATTTTATGGAGGGAAAAGGAATTATGGTAGATAGTAAGATTAAGAAAGCAACTGTTAGTGCTGCTAAGAAGAATATTACAGCAAGTGGTGTACGAATTGAGAATGGAGTTTTTGTGGATGATGAAGGTTCTATCGTAGAACGTGTTGCAGAGAAATTACCAGAAGGCACTACTATTTTTGATATTAAAATAAGTATTGAAATTTCAGATGAAGAATCTGATTCTGCTGAATAGAAAGTAGGTGGACATAATAATCGACTTACATAGATTAGAAAACGAAACAGACTTTGAATGGAAATTAAGATGCTGCCTTGCAAAGAAACGCAAGGAAACAGATATGGATTGGATAGAAATTAGAGATATGCTTGGATTATCAATTACACCTGATCAGCTTAGAAAACAGGCAGTTGGATACGAGGAATATGACAACTATATTAATGGATATGAAGGAGTAGCTACTACCATCCTATCTGTTTCTGATTTACACTACCCTTTTGCTAAACCATTAGATACGTTTAGTGATTTTTACGGAAAAGTTGATGTTCTTCAATTGAATGGAGATTTAATAGACTGTATGGCATTGTCACGTTTTTCAAAATCATATAGGGTGTCACCATTAGAAGAAATGATTGGTGCAAGACAGTATATTATTGATTTAATTGAAATGATTAAACCAAAAAAAGTTCTTGTGAATCATGGAAATCATGAATTAAGACTTGGTGCATATTTAGCAAAAAATCTTGATAATGAATTACAAGAATTAATGCCAGAAACAGCATTAGATTATATTTTTATTGATGGCTTTACTCATTATGACAGAAAAGCTAAAACAAAAGTAAAGTATTCGCCATTGTGCGAAGTATTTGATGACATTGATATTAAATATACAGGAACTTGGTACTCACAGTATAAGGATATTTTATTTTGTCATCCAAAAGCATTTGCTAGTAGCCCATTAAAAACAGCAGAAAAAGCATTGTATTGGTTTAGGAACGAGGGTTTTGATTTTAGAAACCTTATTATGTCTCATACACATAGAGTTGGTTCATATAAAATTGGAAATACAATGATTTATGAACAAGGATGTTGCTGTGAAACAAATAAAATGAGATATAATGATGGACAATTAATTAATTCCCAAAAGGAAGGATTTATGATTATATGTCTTGACAAAGATGGACATGTAATTGAAGGTAGAACTCATATTAAAACATTAAATTAGTTGAAATACTAATTTCTTCGGTTGACGAGTGCATGGGATGGTTCATTAAATGTAGTCAAATTTGTGATGATACAGGGCGAGCTACAACCGAAAATTATAGACCAGAACTCGACTGGCATTAATAAACGAGAATAACTTCGGTTAAATCTCCTCTATTCCTACAGGAGAATAAACACAGCGAGGAAGGATACTGACATACATACATCAGAGGTTCGCAATTATCCAGAAATTGCTACGAGGGAGTAGACTATATTGCTACTACCCTCTTTTTGTATTATAAAAATTAAAATATTAAGGAAGAAAAAAGGAGAAAATTATTATGACAAAAGCAGAACTTATTAAAGGAATTCAGGAAGAAGTATCTATTAACATCCCACAGAAAGATTTAGCAGAGATTTTAGATGCACAGGCAAAAGTTGTTGCAAACGAAGTAAAAGCAGGTGGAGAAGTTACAATTCCTGGTGTTTGCAAAGTAAAATCTAAAATTGTTCCTGAAAGAACTGGTACTGTAATGCTTGGTACAAATAAAGGTTCTAAATGGGTTAAGCCAGAACACAAAGAAGCTTGTGTAAAAATTGTATCTAGCTTGAAAAATATTTTTGCTTAATTGATTGGTGGTGAAAATATTGAAGATTTTACATTTTGATGATTATGAAGATCTTGTAATAACTGTTTCTGAAAAATACGATGAAGTTAAGAAAAATGATGATTTAGATTCTATTGATGTTGTTGGGAAATACGAAGACATCAAAGAAATCATGGCTAATCTTATTACTTTTGGATATGGTATTGCTTTAATTACAGATTTTGCATATCCGTCATGGGATAATTATGAAGATGAATTTATTTTATCTATAAATGATAATGAAGTATGGTGTAAGCCTGCCAAAAGAGATAATGGTTATATTTATTCAGAAGCAAAAGCTGTTTATCTTTTAGATGATTGCAATTCAAAGATTATTTCACAGATTGAAGCTGACGAGATTTATGAAGTAGCAATCGGTGATTGTGATGACGAATGTGATAATTGCGCTTGTATGAGTGGTACAGATGATACTTATGTCCATTTATCGAATGACGAGGATGGAAATACTCATGGATTTACAGCGAGTAAGTCTGATGGAAGTTCGTATGTAAGTTATTCTTATTATACGAGTGATGAATTGACTGAGAATGATATTCAGAAGATGTTAAAGGCTTTTGGATTTTAATATTTGATTTTTAGAGTGTGTGGTTTATGCTGCACACTCTTTTTGTATGGGCGAGATTGGTCTTTGTGAAGATCGTAACCTCAGTCGTCCACTCTTAATGTTTCCGTGATGGAAACAGAGAATAAATATATGTACTCATGATCGGTGTCATAGCTGATTGTGGGATTTATGGAATGGGACAAATCGGAGTTGCAAACCGATTTGAGTAGAGTTTGTTACCTTACCCCTCTCTCCCATTCTATTTTTATTAGCATTGGGTAAGGTGAAAGGGTAAAGGTAAAAATGTGTCAGCAATTATAATGTTAAAGGTTGGAGATAAAGAAGTCCAATCTACTAAAGTAACTTATGAAGATTTGGTTATTTTGTATAAGCAATTTATTGATACTTATGGTGAAGTGCCAGTATATTCAAAATGTGATTCAAAACATAATATGCCACAAGGAAGAATTATTAATCGTGTATTAAAAGAAAATAGTATCACCTATAATGATTTCCTGTTACAGTTTGGTAAGGTGTCTCACGTAAGAACAGAAAGTAAAGATTATGATTTATATGTTAAAAGATTTAAAGAAGTGAGTGATAAAATCGGTCATCCATTGTGTGGAAATGAGTTGATAAATAATAAATATGGATTACCAAATCCAACATGGTTTATAAAATATTGTCCAGACAAAAATGTAAAGACATATGATGATTTTGTACTTTGGTGTGGTTATGAAAGCAATAAGCTCAAAAAAGAAAAAGAATATATTACGAATGCACTTATAAATCTTGAGAAAGAATTAGGTAGACCAATTTTGCGAGAAGATATTTCACTTGAGAAAACTGGTTTTTCAATGATTGTATTGGTAAGAATGTTTGGTGGTCTTAATAAAGCCAAAGAAGAAATTGGTCTTATGCCTACACCAACAGATAAACCTCTTTATCCATTTGAATATTATAAGAATACTATTACAGAAGCGTTAAATAATCTATATGAGAAAACTGGTAGAAAATTTCTTACATGGCAAGATTTAGAAAGTGGTTTATATCATAAAAATAATATTGAACATAAATCAATGACAAAAGCATTTAATCGTGAAGGTTTAGATATATTTGCTTATATTAAAAGTCTTGGATTTGAAATGAATCCAAATAATTTTAGTTTTAAATACACGTTTGATGATGGTGAACGTGCTGTATCAACTATGGAATTTGATTTTTCTACATATATACGTTCTCTTGGATATGAATATAACAAATCATATTTTAGAGATGTAATGTATAAGACTTTTACCAATAGTGATAAGAAACGAAAAACAAATTGTGATTACTGTATGCTTTTGTCTAATGGTAAAAAGTTATATGTTGAAATTGCAGGTGTTATACCTAATAATACAGCAGATTGGAGACATTATGAATACAAGTACAAACATCATCAAGAGTATCAACAGAAAATGTTATACAAAGAAAAAATACTTATAGAGAACAAATGTAATTATCTATTTCTGTTTTCATCTGAAATGAAAAACGGAAGTTATAAAGAAATATTGCAAAATAAAATAAATGAGATTTTACAAGAAGTAGCTTAGTTTACCACTATCCTACTTCTTTTTATTATGTGAAAGGAAGTGATTTAGTGGCACATGTAACAAGGGTAAAATATTTTACTAAGGATAAGGAGAAATTCATAAATCCTGATAACTTGAAGAAATATAAGAAATATCTCCAATCAAATATTATAAAAAATCAGGATGTTAAAGATACTACATATAAAAGATATGAAGGATTGTTTCGTCATTTCCTTATGTGGTTAGGCGAAAACTATGGTGATTTAGATTTATATTCAGATGAGTTTATGGAGAATGCCGTTGATATTATGGAGAATTATATCATGTTCTGCCAGGAAACACTTTTGAATCATAAAAAGATTATTAACATGAAAATCTCTGCCGTTAGTTCATTCTATATTTGGTCTATGAAACGTGGCTTCGTTAAGTATCATCCTTTTGACGGTAAACTTGATAGAATGAAGAAAGCTAATGAGGAACATATTTTGAACTCTTACTTCCTTACAGAAGAACAAGTTCAGACAATCCGTAGAGAATTATCTGAAAATGATAAGTATTCAATTCAGGATCAAATTTTATTTGAGGTAAGTTTTGACTCAGCAAATAGAATTGGTGCGTTGTTAAGGTTACAATTATCTAAACTTGATTTAGAGAATAACATGTTCGTAGATATAAGGGAAAAGGAAGGATACCGTACACAGGTGGTTTTCGGGGATGCTGCAAAAGAACTTATTCAAGAATGGCTTGAAATGCGAAAGAATGATTATGACCACTTGGAATGTGATTCATTGTTAATTACCAAATACAATGGAGAATATAAACCTATGGGTGACAGTGCAATCAGAGATAGAATGAAGAAATATGGCGAAATTATTGGAATTTCTGACTATAGACCTCATTGCCAACGTAAGACTAGGCTAAATCTTGTATATGAGGAAACTGGTGATTTAGCATTAGCAGCCGAGCTTGCCAATCATCGATCCACTGAAACGACTAGAGAATTTTACTGCCGCAAGCAGACCAAAGCAGAGGTTATGAATAAAATCAATGCTCTAAGAAGCAAAAATTCTAATGTTACCAACGAAGAGAATAAATAATCCTTCCGAAACCACTCAGATGTATGTAATTCGTGAAGACACTAACAATCCCGATGAAGCTTTCGTCTAACCCTTGACAAATTCAAAAAACATGCATTCTTAAAACAAAAGAATAAATAAATACAACAACTTATCTATAGGTAGAAAATGGTTCTCTACACACTCTTCGGAGTACCTGAGATGATGGATACACCGCCCATCATAGATAAGTTAAATAAGCTGCTCACATCTAAAAGAAGTGAGGGTGGTCTGTCAACGGATTGACAGATTTTTATAAGTGAGCTGTCGCTGACCGATATGCGACATAAATATAAAGGTCGGTTTGCGAAATATTTGACCTTGGAATGGTCTAAAACTTCTCACTGCTACTGCTCAATGGCGGTGTTATGGAGAGGTCTTGCCTTAGTAGACAATTAACACATCTTGGCATTTGCTATTCATGTAACATTGTAAGACCTGCTACTGCATTTTGGTAGAGCTGACTTTATAGCAACTCTAGTGCGCACGAAACCTTAATGCGGTATATCTAAGCTTGTGCAAGCTACTGAATGCTCTGATGATTCTATAGCGAATTCGTACTTCTCTACGTTAATGAGATTAAGATAATTCCGCATTGGAAGATTGTATAAATATACTAAGTCCAAAAGACTATCATCATTGATGAGATCGGCAACGAAGCTGGATTATTTTTTAAAATATTTAGATTGAAAACTTTTCTATTTAGTTTTGTAAGGTATGGATTTATCGCTAAATTCGTATCCGAGTTTTTGAGATAGAAATAGCGAATGATTACTGGGGGGTCTGTCGGATAAGAGACATTAAACGTTATCAATCGGACTCTGCTTCGGAGTCCTAAAATATGAGAAGAACAATTTAGGAAGCATGAATGGGCTTACCTATAGGTGATACTCTATTCTAAATAACTGCATGTGTACAGTGCAATATCAGCTAGTTAGTGCTTTATGCTGATTTTATTGGCTCGTAGTTCAGTGGTAGAACGGCAGACTGTTAATCTGCATGTCGTAGGTTCAATCCCTACCGAGTCAGTTAGAGATACTTGACTTTATATTTTTCAAAGCACTCTGTAAAGGTTATGAAAAATAAATATGGCTCTGTGGTCTAAAGGTAAGGACACCACCCTTTCAAGGTGGTAATGCTGTGTTCAAGTCACGCCAGAGTCATTATGCGGTAAGCCTGATGTCGAAGGATTTTGCTGTGGTGCACATACGGTTTTATCCCTGGTAGTTCATCACTACCCTACCGCCCTATACAGTTATAATCAGTTTGGCGACTGATTGGTAAATTTAATACTGTGTTAAGAAAGAGTCATTTCATGTGTTGAGATGGCTCTTTTGTTATATACACCTTTAGCTTAATTGGTAGAGCAACGATCTCCAAAATCGTCAGGTCTATGTTCAAATCGTAGAAGGTGTGCTAAGTACAAAATTGTATTAACAAATAATAGCTTGCAACTTACTGCTTGGAGGAAAATTAAATGAATAAAGGAAACAAAAATATTTTTGATGAAACTGTTGACACGTTAATCAAGGACGCAAAGGCTCTTACAGAAAGATACAATAAATATGTAAGCGCAGAAGCTGATCCAGATAATTGTGCATTTAGAAATAAAATGACAATTGATACTCTTCGACTTTTAAAAGATACATTGTCTTTAATTAAAGAGTATGATTGGCATTTAGAATATTCTGAATACGAAACAGATGGGCATAACGAAGTTGCTGTTTGGGAACAGAATCATTCTGGCGAAATTAGAAATCATAAAAAATGGACTGTTGGTGATAGTACAACAATGTATATTGACTATGGAACTGATGTGACACTTGTATATGTTGGTAGAAGGAAATTTCGTTTTGATTTAAAGAAAGATAAAGCAATTTTTATATATACAATTACTTCTTACTGTAATAAAGGTAATATGACTGTTTACGTTGATGACACTGGATTAGGTAAATATGTTTGTGATTTATTAGACAGTCATGATATTCCATATACAACAATTAGAAATATGAGTGATAGAGAGTAGCCACAGTGCTACTCTTTTCAATGTAAATTGCACTTTCATTGGAAATTTAATATTGGAAATTATGAGAAGTCATTTCGTATGAAGTGGCTTCTTTTTATATTGTGATGGAATTTAAAAAGAGAATAAATATATAGCCAACTATGAGAGGATCGTTACTGTTTCGATTGCAGGTAGTTGGATTATGGATGGAAGACATATGGAAGTCATGAGCCATATGAGTTGGTAATCGCTCGCACCACTCTTCCATCTTTTTATAAATAAGCGAGCAAGAAAGTGAGCGAAATAATTATGGCAAGTAAAAAATGGACAATTCAAGAAGATGAAATATTAAAACAGGTATATGATAAAATGTCATATCCAGAAATTGTAGAAAAATATTTTCCCGAAAGAACAGTTCCAAGTGTACGAGGAAGAATAAAAACACTTGGATTAGAATCAAAAACTTTTAGATGGTCTGATGAAGATATTGCTCTACTGACAGAGAAATATGAAAATGGAATGTATGTAAAAGACATTCAAAAGAATTATTTTCCACAGTTGACATTATCACAAGTAACAAGTAAAGCAAGCGTTTTACACTTAAAACATAAAGTCAGTTGTGTATGGTCGATTGAAGAAGACGAAATCCTTAAAGATAAATTTGCAAATTATACTAATACAGAATTACATGATTTGTTCTTACCAAATAAAACTGTTCGTGCCATTGAAGCAAGAGGGAGAAAATTATCTCTCAATAAAGCAGAAATTGTATGGACTGTTGAGGAAGATAATTTATTAAAGCAAATTTATGGAACTGTAAAGAATGATGACTTGATAAATTATTTTTCAAAAACATATAGTGCAATTTTACACAGAGCTGGTGAATTAAATCTTAAACAAGATTACATTTCTTGGACTGATGAAGAAATCTCATATCTTAACAAATACTATTCACAAGATATTTCTTTAGAAGAAATTCACAATAAATATATTCCCAATCGAACAATTTCAGAAATTACTGGTAAAGCTAATTCTATTGGTTTATTAAGGAATGAAAAACCGAGAGAATGGACTGATGAAGAAATTGATATATTGAAGAAATATTATAATACATATTCTGCTGATGTTCTGATTGAAAAATTCTTCCCTGATAGAAAAATTGGACAGATAGATAAAAAGAAAGCAGAACTTGGTTTAGTTGTAACAAATCGTTTTAGAAACGGTGAGGTATATTGGACTGAGGATAAATTAGAATTATTATTTAATGAATATCCATATATGAATACAGAAAAATTCTATAATAAATATTTTAAAGATGATATGAGCTTATCTGGCTTGTATGGGAAAATAAATAGTCTTGGTATTAAGAAAGATGAAGAATTTGTTACTGGTTGGACTTCAGAACAAGATCAATTCTTAAAAGATAATTATAGAAATATGGATTATTCTGTTTCTGACATTGCCAAGATATTAGGTAAAGATGAATCATCTGTTCAATATAGAGCTGTTAATGTATTTGGAATATATAGGAAAGATGAATTATTCTCTGAGAATGAACGAGAAATGATTCGGCAATTATATCCAAACAATAGAACAAGTGATTTTATTGATAAATTTCCTGGTCGAACTGTTGATCAATTAGAAAGATATGCTAGACGAATGGGAGTCAAGAAAACTAAGGATTATATCAGATGGGTAACACTTGAAGGTACGAAGAATAGTATTGAAACTTCAAAGCCACAACAAATGATAAATGATTTATTGGACGAAATGGATATTAAATATATTGGTGAATACGATTGTAAATATTATTTAGTAGACCATTATTTATCTGATTATCATTTAATGATCGAGGTACAAGGTGATTTTTGGCATTGTAGTCCTCTCTTGTCTGATAAATCAAACACTTCTGGTATTAAGGGAAATTTAATAAAGGATAAACGTAAACATACCTATATTAAAAATAAGTATGGAATTGAAGTTTTGTATCTTTGGGAAAAAGACATAAATGAAAATTTTGAATTATGTAAAAAACTCATAGAGTTATACATAAAAAATAATGGAAAATTAGAAAATTATCATTCTTTCAATTATGAATTGAATGATAATAATGAATTGGAACTAATAAAAGAAAAATATGTAGTTGGTTATTAAGAAGAGTATCTGTTGGTACTCTTCTATTTTATTTGAATAAAAGGAGGTGGCTGTTGATTGGCTACGAAAAGTAATGCAACCGAAACGAAATTGACGGCTGCTCAACTGAGAAAGAAAATAGAAACACTTGAAGATAGAGTGCAAACTCTAAAAGATGGTGCTTGGTGTTATATGTGTGATACACATAAGGCACGAGATAAATTTTATGTCAGTACAGATCCGCTAAATAAAAGTGGGCTTACTCCTATTTGTAAAGACTGTGCACGTAAGATTGCTCTTAAAATCGGTAAGGATAAAGTCGAACACGATCCTGATAAAACTTCAGTAATTGAAGCTATGCGGTATCTTAACAAACCTTTCTATACAAAGTTATGGGATTCCAGTGTTCAAGAATCTGAGAATCTTGCGTCAGGCAAGGTTCGTTCTAATGGATACTTATCATATGTAAAAAACGTTGCTATGGGGCAATATAATGGCGATACTTTCAAGGATTCGGATATATTTAAATCTACTGTTACTGTTGATTCTCCAAAAGAAGAAACAACTGAAGAACAGTTAATTGAAACTCATGCAGGATTGGATACATATGATAGTTTCTTGAAAAACAAAGATGATGTCATTCGACTATTGAGTTATGATCCATTTGAAAAAGAAGATATTGCAGACCAACCATTTTTATATTCTCAATTATTGGGAATTCTCGATTCAAGTGAAGATGCAAATGAAGATATGATGCGCACATCTTCTGCTATTTCTATTGTTCGTGGTTTCTTACAGCAATCAAAAATAGATGATACTGTTGCTAAATTAATGAGTGATATTTCCAATATTGAACGTAATTCTGCAACAATAAAATCATTGCAAGAAAGCAAAGGTAAAATTACCTCTGTTATTACAAGTTTGGCACAAGATAGTTGTATTTCACTCAAGCATAATAAAAATGCGAAAAAAGGTGAAAATACGTGGACAGGAAAAATCAAAAAAATAAAAGAACTTAATCTTCGTGAAGGTGAAGTCAATGGTTTTGATTTAGAAACTTGTAAAGCTATGAAACAAGTAATGGATTTGAGTAATGCTTCTATTATGAAAACACTTGCTCTTGATGAATCTGAATGGTCTGATATGGTTGCAGAACAACGACAAAAAATCGTTGATTTGCAAAGAGATTTGGATAAATATATTGAAATATCTCGTATTTTACTTAGAGAAAATCTTGACATTAAAGATTATTTAAAAGATAAAAATATATCTCTTGATATGAACTTAGTTGACTTAAATGACTTATTCTCTTGTTTCTCAGAACAAGCATCTGACGAATCTGATGATTCAGAAAGTGAGGATGAGAACAATGAGGTTTAAAGATATTTCTGATCCGTTAGATGTGATTAAGTACGATGACCAATGTATTCAAGAGGATATTATTTATGTAAAACCTGGCACTTATGCTATGTCTTCAAGAAAAATAGATTCGTTGATAAAAATAGCATATATGCAAAAATATTATCAATGTAATCCTGTTCGCTTTATAAACGACTTTTTCAATATAGAACTTTTGGATGCACAAGCATGGATAGTTCAACAAAGTTGGACTTGCCCCAATGTATTGTTGGTATGTAGCCGTGGATTTGGTAAATCCACTCTTATCGACATAATCATAATGTCAAAAAATATGTTATTTAACAACTATTGGACGTATATTGCAAGCGGTAGCGGCAGTCAGGCTGAACAAACTTTTACCACTTTGGAGAGACTTGCAAATGATAATATTGATACAATGATGGGTTCGACAGGATACATATTTAAAGCTGAAATTGAAATTAAAAATGCTGCTGGTGATGGTTTAAGTAAAGACCTTTTATACAGTAATGTATATCAAAACTCTCTCAAATCATGGGAAGTCCAGAGATGGATAATCATGAGGGTAATGCAAGTTATACTTGCGTCCTGCAACGATCACAGTTTAATTGGTAACAATTAGACATACGGGAGCTTCCTTAGGGGAAGATGGTATGATCTGAACTGCAACTATAATCTAATATATAATGAAATTGCAGAGATAGGCAGAAATGACCTATCCCTTTTTATTTTATAAAAAGAGTAACAAATTTGTTTCACATGGCAGTAATGGTTTTTCATATTCGACATATAATGGTGGATTTACTCAGACATTAAATTCTAATGTAGATCGAAAAAGAGGTATGCGAGGAAATGTAATTTTTGATGAGTGTGGTTTCCTTTCTGATGAAATGATGTCGGTATATTCAGCTTTTGCAATCGTAAATAAAAGCTTCAAATCTGGTAAAGATAGAGACGGAAACAGAATTGATACTGTTCGATTAAGAGCAATTCCAAGAGAAATTCCAAACCAAAAATTCTATATATCTTCTGCTTCTGATACTTCCACAAAATATTATTCACTATATAGAGAATTTTCAAAACAAATGATAATGGGAAATAAAGACTATTTTGTTGCCAATATTACTTGCGAAGTACCACTACGCCCTACTATTCATGGACAGATGATGGCACCTCTATTTGAAAAGTCTACCATTGATTCTGATATGAGAACAAATCCAGAAAAAGCTAGGCGTGAATATTTTTGTGAGTTTACAACAGATGCGGGATCGGATGCGATTATTAGACGTGGTGTTATAACTCGTAATGAAGAAGTGCGTAAACCACTTCTATACAATGACACAGGTGACAAGAAATTTGTCATTACATATGATCCTGCCAGAAGTCGTGATAATTCAGTTATTCTTGTTGGAGAAATATATGATTTTGAACAAGTTGATGGAAGTATTGATACAAGAATGCGACTTGTAAATTGTATAAACTTAATAGACGTTGGAAAAAAAATCAAGTCACCTATGCAAACACCAGACCAGATTGAATACTTGAAAAAAGTTATTCTTGCTTATAATGGCGGTGCTGATGCTTATGGAAATATTATTGGAGTATATATTGATGCAGGTTCTGGAGGTGGCGGCGTAAATATAGCAGACTATTTGATGCCTGATTTCACTGACTCTGCTGGAATTGTACATAGGGGTTTAATTGATAAGGAATACTCTGCTGATTATATAAAAAAATTCCCAAATGCAGTAGATAAAGTACACTTAATGTCTCCTACTGCTTTTAAATCTGAAATGTATGAAGCAATGATTGAATTGATAAATCAAGATAAAGTAAGTTTTACCGCACCCTATGATAATAAGGATTATTTAACCGTTTTTGACATTGATGAAGAAAAACTTACACAAGCAAGAGAAAAAATCACAAAAGATTTGAAGAAAGAAAAGCTCAACGAAAAAGAATTTGAAAGTCGGTTAAATGACGAACTTGGAAAAATCCAATCAGTAAATACAAAAATGATAAAACTTGATTGGCAAGACGAAATTGCTCTTGCTAATATGGACGCTTTAAAAGAAGAACTTGTAAACATGGTTCGAAAAAAACGTGAATCTGGAAAGGATTCATTTGAATTGACACCAGAAAAAGCTAATAAGCTCCATGATGACAGAGCATATACGTGCTGCATGGCTTCTTACGCCCTCATGTGTGAACGTAGAAAATCCATCACAAATAGGAAACGTACAAACAACTTCGACATCTCTCAAATGGTTGGTATATCAAAACGAGCAACTAACTGGAATAGACATTCTGGTTAGTTTTTTGTTGCAAAATTTCAATACACACAGAAATGAAAACACAAACAGAAAGGTGGTGACTACAAAGAAAAATGTCAAATATAACAAATAAACAATCATCTCAAAAAGAGCCAGCAGAAGTCATGGTAGATGGAACAAAAATAGGTACTTCTACAAAGAAGTATGCACAGATTCTTGATTTCGCAACGCTCCAAAATATATTAACTCAAAATGTCGGTAAGACACAATCAAAGACATATGTTCAGTATACAAAAGAAAAACTGATAACATACATTCAGTCACCACTTGCCAACTTAGATAATATTAGGGATGTATCACAATATCTATATCGTATCAGTTCAAATTATAGAACATTAATAAATTATTATGCCAATATGCCACTTTACTCATACAATGTCATCTTTAAAAATGAAGATTGGACAAAAACACCTAATAGTAAAGATTTTATGAATGATTATCAAACTTTATGTAAAAGACTTCAAATTATGGGATTAAAAAATTTGAGTCCAAAAATTATTGCCACATGCTTACGTGATGGCATTTATTGCGGATTTACATATGATGATGAAAACTCATTTTTTATAAATGATTTAGATCCAAAGTATTATAAAATATCTGGTATTACTGAAGGTGGAACATATATTGTAAAATTCAATGCTGCATATTTTGACTCTGGTGACAATAAAGAATTTTTGTATGGAATAAATAATAATGGCGAAGGAACATGGGATAAGATATTTGTACAAGGATATGAGGATTATAAATCAAAGGGAAGAGATTTCCAATGGTTTGAATTACCGCCTGAAAGAACGATTTGTACAATCTGTGGTGAAGATCCAGTTGTTCCTCTTCCATTCTTTGTAACTGTTTTTCAGAATTTATTGGATTTGCTTGATTACAATGATTTAATTAAAGCAAAAACAGAGTTGGAAAATTATGTATTACTTTTGAGCAAGATTCCACTCATTAGTGGTTCTGATGAAGTAAATGATTTTGCCGTTGATTTGGATTTGGTTCGATTGTCACAACAAATGATTGATGAAGTTGCACCAGATCTATGTGCTACTGCTTTTTCTCCTTGTGAGGTTGAACCAATCTTCTTTAATAATAAGAATCAAGTAGATGACACAAATGCTTTCTCACAAGCAATTAAAAATTTATTTGAATCTTTAGGTCTTAGTTCTGCACTATTCGGTGACAGTGATAATTCTATAGGTCTTAGACACAGTATTCGTGTTGATGAATCTCTTATGTTCTACCAACTTTCTAAGTTAGAAGCAAATATTAAAAGATATATCAAACTTAATATTTCTGAAAATTTTGATTTTTATTATCATCGTGCAACAGTATTTAGTCAAGATGAGTATATATCTTCGTTAAAGGACTATGCGACACTTGGTCTTAAAAAGTTAGATTATGCTACTGTTACTTCTACCCCATTTGAGGTTATGAATAGTACATTTATGGAAAATGCTATTGGTATAAATGAAATGTGGAAACCATTATCGTCTTCATATACACAAACTGAAAATGATTCTGGTGGGCAGACAAAAAAAGATGATGAACTATCTCCAGAAGGAATATCTAGTAGGGATGGTAATAAAAACGAAGGTACACAAGCAGGAAAATAAGGAGTAGTTGAATGGAAGGAAAATTTTTAATCACAGCAGATGCTACTACTGCTTCTGCTCTTGTGAAATGTGGTTTTCAGAAAATGGAAACTGGTAATAAAAACATCTACACATTTCTGAATAATTCTTCAATTAATTTTTCAGATAGTGTTGATATAAATAAAGTAAAAAGTATAAATATACTTACATTTTAGTCGTCTTTCCTAGACGGCTTTTTATTTTGTCGGAAAGGAGGATAAATGGCTAAGAAGAATACAAAACGTCTTTTATTTATGGAAGATTTATATGATTTTTATTCAAATAAATATAAGCGTTCAACACATTTTAGCGCAGAAAAATCAGGGCATCAAATTTTCGTACAAGTACCTGCCGAATTTGAAGTAGATAAAAACGCTGATTATAAGGATGAATCACTTCTATTTTGCAAAGTCAAGTTAATGCATTCTGGCGAGAATAGAAATCATTCTAGCGTAACAGATGAAGCATTAAAGAAAGCTTCAAAAACATTGGCATACAAGCCTGTATTGGCGAATTTTATGGAATATGAAAATGAAGAAACTGGTGAAACATTAAAAGATTTCACTTCACATGATATGGAATTAAACGATGATGGCTCGGTAAATTACATCGAAAAACAGGTTGGTTGTTTTACATCTGATAAACCATTCTTTGAAGTTGAAGAAGAAACTGGACATAACTTTTTATACGGATATTGTGCTATTCCAGTTGATTATACTGATGCAGCTTCAATTATAGAAAGAAAAAATGGAACAAAGATTAGCGTAGAACTTGCTGTTAATGAAATGGAATATTCTGGGAAAAATAAGATTCTTGAATTAACTGATGTTGTTATTATGGGTGCGACTTTACTTGGCAAAGATCCAGACACCAAAAAAGATATTGGTGAGGGGATGTTAAATGCAAGGTTAGATATTGCTGATTTTAATGCAAAAAATAATAGTCTATTTTCAGACTATGATTCTACTTTAATTGATTTACAAGAACGACTCAAAAAACTTGAGTCTGCTTGTTTCAATAATAAAAAAGATATTAGTGGAAAGGAGGAAACAATCGAAGTGGAAAAGGAAAAATTTGAAGAGGAAGTTACTGAAACTGTAGAGGTGACTGAAACAGAAGAAACCACTGAGGAGGAAGTAACTGTAACAGAGAATGAATCTGAGGAAACAGTCGATGAAACCTCCGAAGAAACAACTGAAAATGCCGAAGAAGATCCAGTTGAAAATACACAGGATGAAACTACAGATACAAGTGTAACAGAGAATGAATCTGTAAATCCAGAAAAATATTCTGTAACAATGTCTGACGGTTCTGTAAAAGAGTTTTCTTTATCATTAGATGAGATTACTATGTCTCTTTACAATCTTGTTAATCAGATGTATGGAGAAGCAGACAATGCTTATTATGGCGTAACTGTTTATGAAGATAATACTCTTATTATGTCTGATTATTGGAATGGAAAATATTACAGACAGTCATTCAATAGAGATGGAGACAATTTTTCATTAGTAGGCGATAGAGTTGCTGTTCACTCTGTATGGGTAACTGACGAAGAAGATGCTTCTCTTAATGAGATGCGTTCCAACTACTCTTCTGTTGTATCTGAGTTAAATTTTTATAAAGAAAAAGAATTAGATGAAAAGAAAGAAAATTTATTTAATTCTGAAGATTATAATGGAATCAAAAATACAGAAGATTTTGCAGAGTTAAAGAAACATTCAAAAGAATATTCATTAGATGAATTATCAGAAAAACTTGACAAGATAATTAGTAAATCTGTGAAAAATGGTACATTTAGTTTTTCTAACAATGAACATGAAAAGAAATTAACACATGTCAATTTTGCTCAAAAGCTTGTTGATGAGAAACCTAAGAAAAATTCATTCTTAGATGGTTTATTAAATTGTTAAAAATTACAACTATTTACAGTAACAATTGAGACTTTTATAAGTCTCTTTTTTAATGCAAAAATCAAAGAAAGGAAATGAAAATTATGGCACAGTTTGGAAATATTTACACAGATGCTAACGGCACAGAATATACAAAGCATCCTGTGGCTAGAGTTAGCAAAGTCAAAGATGACGCACATATTTACGATTTAGTTGATACTGCAAATGCAATTAATCAGGGAGCAAACCTTGTCCCTGGAGATCATGTAGACGGAGACTTACAGCTTAGAGCTGCTAAGACACCTGCGATTGGAAACAAAATTGTTTTCGTTTGTGATGTACCTCTTAACTACAGAGATTATACAAAGCTCGATCAGGCTGAGTGGCAGTTTGTAAACAAAGCAGGAAAAAGAACAAAGGCTTATGAAGTTGGCAAGGATGATGTTCTCGGTGTATCTGATTATGCATTTACAACTACCGTTACAGCAAAAACAACTCCTGCAATTGGAAATTATGTAGTAGTTGATGGTTCAAGAGCTTGGAAGGAATTAGTAAACACTACTGCGGAAGCTACATTAAAAACTTATGGTTTCTTAGCGAAGGTTATTGGATACGAGAAGTATCAGTTTGACACTGTTGTTTTATTTGAAGTTATTCGCAACGAAGATGTTGCAACTGCGTAATCGAAAGGAGGACATATAAATGAACGTATTAAGATTTGCAGAATTAACAAGTGCATTTAATGACGCTGAGTCTGGAATGACAGCACAGGAAAATGCTGATAAGATTACTAGCATTATGCTTGATGCTTCTCATGGCGTATATGAAGAGTACTCAAAAGAGGAAACAAATAAAATTATTAGAAATTTATTTAATAAGATTTCTGGTTTTGATTTTAAGACAGCTACTCCTATGCTGAGAAGACAGGATTGGAGAGATCATAAGAATGCTTACTATACAATTATCGAAGATGTTGTAGTAGATAAGCTTAATTCAGGATGGGGTGAAGATCCTTTCTTTGAAGCTTATGTAGAGGAAAAGAACCTTGCACTTGGCGACAAGAATGAGTTTTATGTAGATGAAAATTCTCTCTTACAGGTTTCTAAGTTCGCTGGAAACCATCATGATGTTGTTGCTCAGAAAGTTGGTTTCGGAAAGAGCTTCAGTGTAGATACATCTTGGTATGCGGTAAAGGTATACAATGACTATGAATTATTCCGTGCTGGTAAAATTGATTTTGCAGCAATGATTGATAAGATGTACAAGTCTATTGAAAAGTATCGTAGAGATGCTATCTTTACAGCATTTATGGGTGCTAATCAGACACTTCCTGCCGACCTTCGATTTGATATCACTCCTTCTGCTTCCACAATGGCTGACCTTAAAGATGCTATTGAAGATGTAAAGGCTGCAACAGGTAAGGAAGTAGTTCTTGTAGGTCGTGAAACAGCACTTAGCAAACTTACTGCTCTCGTTTCTTATGATTGCTGGTCAGAGTCAATGAAGAATGAAAAGTATGAGACTGGAAAACTTGGTAAGTGGGAAGGTTATGACTTAATGTACATTCCTCGTGTAAACGAGCTTAATACTCGCACTGACGCTTTTACAGATGAACAGAAGAATCTTATTATGATCCTTCCTGTTGATCCTGAGTTCAAACCAATTAAGAGAGTAAATGAAGGTGATGTTGCTTTCTATGAAGATGGTATGGATGGAAGCAAGAAGAATATGCTTGTATCTGCTGAGATTGCATATAAAGAAGGTATTGCAGTAGTTATTAATCAGCTTTACGGTACTATTGACGTAAGATAACAAAAATAATTTTGTGCATGGTAATAGTTATTGCCATGCACTTTTTATAAAGGAGAAAAGGAATGGCTTATACAAAAAAAACAACAACTACAAAAACTGACGATTCAGTTACTAATACAACTAAGGTTAATACTTCAAAAAAAGAAATCAAAAAATTTCAGCCTGGTGACATGATTTTATGTAGATGTGTAAGACCGAATAAAGTAATCTTCTATTCTTCTAAAACTGATACTCGCTATGAGTTTGGTGGTTATGGAGATGTAAATGAAGTTGATTATTCTGATTTACTTAAATTAAAGTCATCAAGAAGTCCTATTTTGTTTCAGCCAAAAATTCTTATTGAAGATGAGGATTTAAGAGAACAATGGAAAAGAGATTTAGAATCTGTATCTCATGAATATGAGGGTGTGTATAATACAGAAGAAATCTTTGAAAAAACACCTGATGAGTTTGAAACATATTTGAGAAAGGCTTCCAACGGTGTAAAAGATCTTGTAAGACTTTGTGCGATTAATCTTATTAGACAAGAAAAATTAACAGACCTTAGATTAATTAGAATTATTGATGATGTATTAGGTACAAAATATAAAGAATTTATTTAAATTGGAGGTGTATAAATGACAAATTACACCGACATCTTTAATATTTTTTTAAATAAGATTTCAGACGTTAAGTTACTTGATATGGATGATAATGATATAAATCAAATGCTGACTTCATGGATGACGAGTGCTATTTCCAAAATGAAAAAATGTAAATCTGATTTATCTAGTAGAGATGACGAAATTCAAGAATTTAACAGTGATTTATTGGATATTGAAAAAGAAATTATTGCTACTGGAATGGTAACAGAATGGCTCGCACCACAGCTTAATTCTACATTATACACAAGTCAATTTTTTGGAACAAAAGAAGAAAAGTTTTATGCACAAGCAAATCAATTAGAAAAGTTACAAACATTATCAGAAAAAAATAGGATCGAAGCAAGAAAACTTGCTCGTGACTATTCATATCAGACTTTTATAAATGAAAATTTGAGTTAGGCGGTGAGTTATGAAAAGTAAATATGGAAATTTTAAGATAACTCAAATTGTAGAACACAAGCAAGTTTTGCATGATAATATTCTTGCATTATTATATATGAAGGAAGAAAATTCGCCTACATTAGATAACTATTTTTCGTCTCTTCTTTGGAGACTAAGTGGTTATAATGAAATATTTGGTAATCAAACGATTATGATTGACATTATGTCCAATTTGGAAGAAGCAAGAATTGAAGCCAGCAATGCTAAATGTGACTTTCAAAAATACAGGAAATTAATATTAGACTCTTTTAATATGATTGACAAGTTAAAGGAGGAATAAACCATGAGTGTATATGATTTACATAGAAAACGCATGAAGTCACAAGGTAACACCATCGGGCAAATTCTCAAGCAACAATCTGACGATATCATGGAACAGACATTTGAAAACGACATCGCTACAAAGACTTGTTATATCTATGACAATTTTCATGACGACTTCTTCACAGATGAACATGGAATTACACGTTCTCTTGCTGAAGGTATGACTTATGAAAATACCAATAAGACAAAGATTGACGCAAAGTTTATTGTCAAATCTTATCAGTCAATGGACAAAGATCAAGTAGAATACTATCTTATGTTTCGTACAAGTCAGCCTGTAAGATTCAATGAAGGTGATGACCTTTATTATTATGAGACTGATTTTAGGAAACGCTATGGAGCGACATTTCCGATAGGACTTTTCGTGGACGTTCCAGATGATAGAGGAATTTATCATAAGTGGATTATCTGTCGTGATGAACCTGCAAATCAGTTCCCAAAGTATCTCATTTTACCAGTAAATTATGAACTTACATGGATTGAAAAGAATAATGATAAACGTATCAAGAGACGTATGTGGTGTTGTTTAAGACAGCAAAGTTCTTACACGATCGGAACTTACACCGACCGATATTTTACACATACTGATAATCAGGATAAGATATGGTTGCCAATGAACTCTATTACAGAGAAGTTTTGGTACACTTCTGAAGATTCTAAAAATATGCGAGTTGTAGTAAGTGCTTTAACAGAACATCCTACCGTATGGACAGTGACCAAGGTTGAAAATTCAATGCCATTTGGTATTCAAAAGCTTACTATATATACAGCATTTTGGAACGAGCATACTGATTATGTTAATCTTGAAACAGGTGAAATGTATGCGAACTATTTCGATTCAGAAATCGCTCCAACAGATCCATCTAATCCAACTACTCCCCCATCTTCTATCACAGCAAGAATTTCAGTATCCACTTCAACAATCAAAGTCGGTGGCTCTTATAAAAATCTTACAGTAAATCTATTCAACGATTCCAACGAAGATATCACAACTGAATATGCTGATGCAACCTTTACATGGACTTGCTCTATTGATAATGAAGACTGGACAGATAAAGTAACATGGCGAGCTGGTACAGAGTACAACCAAAAGAAAGTAAAGTTTTCTAATGACGCTTCTACTATCGGCAAAATACTGTCGATTAAGTGTGAAATTGTTAAGGATAGCTTGCCGGTTGAATCTGAAATTTTGTCGTTAGAATTAACTGAATAGGAGGTGTTTTATGGCAGAAAAATTAGTTACAAAAAATGATTTGTTAAATAAGCTTCGTGCATATAAGACAACTCCTGATGATGATAACATTGTATACAAGCGAAAGATTAAAAATGCTTTATTGTCAAACCCATGTCTATTATACGCATTAAATGAAAAAGAACTTGAATCTGAATTATTCGATAAAAATGGAAATATAAATTGGGAATGGAATGATGAATTAAATGATTATGAACCTTTAGGCGAATGGGATAGATATTTTGGTGAAAATTCTAATATTCGTTCTTCGTTATTTATTCCAGAGACACAAACAAAAGTTAAACATTATCTTTGTTATCAAGTAGGATTTGATGAATTACCACGATATTCTCCAATGTACAAGTATACTGAAATTACTTTCACAATATTTGTGCATGGATTAGATAGAGTAGACAAACTTACTGGCTTACAACGTCATGATTTAATTGCCTCTATTATAAGAGAACGATTTAATTGGTCAAGTATATTTGGTCTACAAACAAAGCTAGTCTCCTCAAAAGAATCAACGACTGACAATAATTATGTTGTAAGGACATTAGTATTTCAGATTTATGATCCTAATAGCACAGTTTATACTCCTTATGGCGAGAATTCTTATATAAGGAACAACGAGTATTGGCAATAGGTAAAAAGGAATACTTTGAAAATGACGAATTAAAAATCTATAGAGGAGAAGATTTTGTTGTTTCAAAGCATATAAAAATACATCAACCAACATTAAATGATATATGTGATTATGGCGAACAAGATTATTATACGATGATACATAGTTTAGTATCAACGCCACAGTCCATAAAATCACAACTATGGGATTCAGGTATTGATTATACAGAAATATCTCCATATCAATTATTCTGTAGCATATTATATATGATTTATCCTCAAGAAAAAACATCAATTATCTTTGGAGATTTAGATTTTACAAATTTTAAATTAAGAAAAAGAGATGATGATGAATCAATTTATCTATATCAAAAGATTCCGACAGGAGACATATACAATGTAAATAATGACACAACGTATCACTTTTCAAATCTATATGAGGCTTCGAGAATTACGAATTGTTCATATAATGAGTTATTTGAAACATTGTGTGAAAGTGATAAATATAATGATTTTTTATTTTTTAACATTCAGTTCGATGAAGTAATAATAGATGAATTTACTTATTCAATGATCGTAGATTATTTGTGTAGCGTACACTTTATAGAAAGAGATTTAAAGATGCCTGCAAATAATTCAACGAAAATGGTTCTGATAGAAGACGCAAAAGATGAACTTGAAAGAAATAAAAATAAAAAGTACACATCTCAATTAAAAAATCTAATATCTGCAATGATTAATAGCGAAGGTTTCAAATATAATCATGCGCAAGTATGGGATATGAAAATAAATGCTTTTATGGATTCTGTAAAAAGAATTTCTAAAATAAAAGACGCAAATTTATTATTACAATCTGGTTATTCTGGATATGGAATAAATTTGAAAGATGTAAACAAAAAACAATTAGATTGGCTAGGAGAACTCGAATAATCGAGTTCTTTTTTGTTGCCTAAAAATGAAAGGAGAAAAATAAATGGCTAACACGTTTAATCCAAATGAATTAATTCTTGAAAGAATTAGAGCCGTAGAGGAATACGATCCTGCAACAATGGAACTTACTGGTAGATATACACAGGTAGAAGATCCATCACTTAAGACAAGTGCTGATGGTACAGATGTTACTGATGCTATGGGTACACCAATTCAGACATTCTACCAGGCTCAGAAAGGTACTTTTGATTTCACTAACTCACTCTTCTCTCTCGATCTTGCAGCATCTCAGTTCGGTACAACAAAGGTTGTCGCTGGTGCATCAGATAAGATTAAGATGCCGGTATCAGAGGTAATTACTATTGGAGCTGGTGGTACAGTAGAATTAAAATATGTTCCAATTGGTACAAAGGGAGCCGAAGTAAAATATGTAAAGGTTATTAATGACAATAATACGTTTGGTCAGACATTTACTGTATCTGCTACAAAGGGCGAAGGAAAATTCACAATTGATGCTTCAAACAGAACTATTACTCTTCCAGAAGGAACAACTGGTCGTGTATTTGTAAATTACGAGAAAGAGACTTCTACAGCAGTTCAGGTTATTAAGAGAACTGATGGTGTTCCAGAGGTTAAGACTCTTCTTATCCATGCAATCTTCCACGATCCATGTAATAAAAACCTTGTATATGCTGGTGTTATCCGTTGTCCAAGAGCACAGATTGATCCATCAAGCGTAGAGCTTTCTCTTAAGTCTGATGGTAAGCATCCAGCTTCTTATGTTCTTAATAAGGAGTACTGTGCTGAGGATGGTAAACTTTTCGATATCTTAGTATCTGAGGACTAATTTTAAAATTATAGAACCCTTGATTTCCATTAATCTTGGGTTCTTTTATTAATGGAGGTAAAACAATGGCATTAGAGAACAATGCGATTTGCGCAATTTGCGGGAAACCATATAGAGTATGTCACACATGCCAAAATATTAAAACTTTTACACCTTGGCGAACAGTAACAGATACTCTTCCTCATTACATCGTTTATCTTGCAGTCTACGAATACAATAGAACAAAAAATAAAGAAGTTGCGAAAAAAGAATTGTTAAAGTGCGATTTATCAGAACTGGAAACTTTCGATGAGGATATAAAGAGAACAATCAAAGAAATAATTGGCGATGACAAAAAGGTTGATACATCTAGTAAAGTGAAAACAACAAAAGATTTGAAAGAAAATCAAAAAGATAATATTGAATAGTAAGTTTGTAAATTTGTAGGCTATATCATTACTATTTAGTATTTGGTATAGCCTATTTTTTACGCTTTGATATAAAAAGGAGTGAATGGAAATAAAAGAATATAGTGATGTATTTGATTGGGAATATGATACTGAAGATGTTAGATTTATCCCTAATATGGCACAAAATTACATGTATTTAAACTCTACATTGTCAAAAGGACAACTTTTGGATATTATCCCTGGTCAAAACAAACGAGTAGTTTTTGTTTGGAGAAAGTCTAAAGAAATGAATCAATTATATAAATTATGGTGTGAAAAATCTGAGGAGGAATAAATATATATGTATTTAGATAATGCAGCGACGACTCCATTAAAATCGGAAGTTAAGGATTATATGATATCTCTTTTGGACACATACCAGAATCCATCGTCAATGTATCAATCTGGTGTTAATGCAAAACAAATAATTACTACATCACGAAACAATGTCGCTAATTTTATTAAAGCAAATCCGCAAGATATTATTTTTACTTCCGGTGGTTCAGCCAATAATACACTATTTATAAAAGGTTATACTCAGAGGAATGAATGTAGAGTATTATACTCCCCCACATCACATAAGTCAGTATTGAAATGTGTGGAATCACTCAAGCATAAGTGTTCACTTAAAGTTGACCACACAGGAAAAATAGATATTCAGAATCTAAAAGAATGTTTATCTATAGACACAACGAAGAAGCTTGTGGTTATTGAATATGCTAACTCTGAGATAGGAACAATTCAGGATGTAAAACAGATTGTTGATATATGTCACTTTTATAATGCGATAGTTTATGTGGACTGCACTGGATCAATCAGTCAAATTCCTATTGATATAAAAATGCTAAATGCTGATGGTTTAGGATTTTCTGCACACAAATTAGGAGCGTTAAAAGGTACTGGTGTATTATACAAAAAAACAACTATAGAACTTGAACCTTTAATTTACGGAACTCAAGAACAAGGATTGTTTGCGGGTACAGAAAATACAATTGGCATAGGTGCTTTGGGTAAAGCAATTGAAAATTATGATTATTCTTCTATTACATCTAAAAATCGTGATTATATCTATGAATATATTCTGAAAAATATCCCAAATAGTTATTTGGTTGGAGAATCTATTGGTAAAAATAGACTTCCTCATAATTTATACATATGTTTTGAGGGCATACAAGGGGAGACTCTTATGACATTACTAGATATGGATGATATTCAAGTATCTACAGGTAGTGCGTGTTCAAGTGGAAACCTTGAACCATCGTCAACTCTTGTCGCCATAGGTATAGACAAGACAGATATAAATAGTTGCATAAGAATGTCATTTTCAGGAAAAGAAACAAAAGATGATCTAGATTATCTCTGCCAAAAATTAAAAAAGAACATTGAAACTTTACGACAATTTAATAAATAGGTTACTCAAGACAATGAGTATAAAAGTAGATATTATACCTGTGAGTGAACTATTACGGAATCAATAGTCAGGTCGCTACTACTATCCTATTAGGCAAAAAAAGAAAGGAGTTAACTCGATGAAAGAATTTTTATCAAGTTTAGATTGGATGACATTATTATCTGCTATTTGGACTGTAATTTTAGTTCCAGTCGGAACACAGTTTTATAAATATTTGCAGTCTAAAAAATTAGATAAATACGGTGTTATTTTATATGAGGAAGTTAAAAAGGCTGTTAAATCTGTATATGAAACATCAGTTAAAGATATTAAAGGTACAGATGATTGGACTCCTGAGAAACAGGAAGAGATTAAGGAACTGGCAAAAACAAAGGCTATTCAAGCACTCAACTCTGTTGTTTATCGTTCTTTAAAAGAAGCAAATACTGATTTCAATGATTATCTTGATTCATTGATTGGAACTGCTTTATATGATGTAAAACATGAAAAATAATTTTGAAAAGGAGGAATTTTATGTCAGTAATGTGTGCATGGGCTTCCGCTAACGAATACGGTAAAGTCAATGGTGGTAAAGCTGGTGATCAAACAGGAAAAGAAGTAAAATGCGGATCAATCTATAATTTTGGTCAGACAAGAGTTTATCGTTGCAAAAATAGAAATAAGGCTTTAAGAATTGGTGCTGCTGCAAGAGGAATGGCAAATAATAACAATTTCGGTTATTGCCAGAATCATAGAACTACAGGGTATAACGCTTTAAAAAATGCAGGCTGGGTTGTTGCTAATGTAAAATCTCCCGTAGAGGTTGATTGTTCTGAATTGGCTGCTTGTGCGGTAAATGTAGCATATAGTAAAACTATGATTTCATCTTCTGTATATTCTGGAAATATTGGAAAAGCACTTTTAAATACTGGATTATTTAAAGAACTAAAAGCATCAAAATATCTTGGGAAATCTGAATATATCGAATGTGGAGATATTATTGTCGCACCTGGAAAACATGTAATTGTTGCATATACAGATGGTTCTAAAACATCTCAGAACACAATAAAAACTACAGTTGCAAGTGCTGTGACTGGAAATGCTTTAATTAAACGTGGGCAACAGGAAGCGGTTAAATTTACTGGTGTAAATATTGCAATTGATGGTATTTGTGGAAAAAATACAAATAAAATGAAGTCAAGAGTATTGCAACATGCTATTAATTTAGATTATAAATCCAGTCTTGTTGAAGATGGAAAATTTGGTCGTGCTTCTAAAAAAGCATTAGGAAATCATTATGTTAAAAAAGGTGAAAAACAATATATGGTAACTGCCGCAGAAATATTAATGTATCTTAATGGATATAATCCAAATGGTGTTGAGTATCCCGGTATATATGGAAATGGTCTTATTAATGCATCTAAACATAAATTTGGAGATGATGGATTAAAGATCACTGCTTCTGAATTTTTGCAGTTAATTTAATTTGAAAGAGTGATTTCTTCGGAGATCACTCTTTTATTATTGGAGGAATGATGGGAAATATTTTAAAACTTACTTCTCCTATTTGTCCCTCAGTTAATCATTATTTGGGTTGGCGTGGGATTATAAAAGGAGGTAAGCCTATGGCGGTTAGCTATAAAAAGCCAGAGGCGGTCAAATATCAAAAAAATTTTTCTGAATATGTTAAGAAAGAAGCAAAAAAACAAGGTTGGATTAAATCTGATAATAAATCACAACATTATTACATGGACTGTATTTTTTATTTTGATAGAGTAGACAAAGATGCAAATAATGTATTTAAATGCCTTGCAGATGCTATTACTGATAGTGAATCAGTATGGATTGATGATACTCAATTATGCGAGCGTGTACAAGCAATTTATTATGATCCAGAAAATCCAAGAATAGAAATCATTATACGACCTGTTAATTACATTGGAGTTTTTGATAATGCTTCACAGCTAGATGAATTTAAATCTCGCTGCATCGGATGTAAAAGATACAAACGAAATTGTAGTCTATTAAGAAAGGCAACGGAAGGTCGAATTCAGGAAGAAATATATAATATGAAATGTGAAAAATATTCTAAAATTTAATTATACCATATCTAATTTTCAGTTTATTGAAATTTAGGTATTGTAAAATAATACCATAATATAAAACAAATCGTTGGGAACACTAAAAAGAAAAAAGGTGTTCTGTATGGAAAATAAAGTATGGTATTATAGAAATGAACGTAATTTAACATTAAAGCAATTATCAAAATTAACAGGCATTTCAGTTGGTGAATTATCAAATATTGAAAATAATGTCTCGAAGGATATAATGTTGTCTAATGCCATAATCTTGTCAAAGGTACTCCATGCGGATTTATACGATTTATTTTGTATTAAATAAATATGGAGGGGGTGACGAGTTATGGAAAATAATGTGTTTTTTAAAATTGTTTGTATTGATGACAATAACGTATTTGAATATCGTATCAATGAAGATACAAACAGAAAAACATTAGATGAGATACATGAGTTTGTCAAACAAAATATTAATAAGTATCCCAACTGTAAATGGTTATTATTGCCATGCGAAATTACGAAATAGAAAAATACATATAGCAGATTAGTAGATAATTATGAAGTCAAGTATTATACTTGGCTTCTTTTTAATTGGAGGAAAAGGAAAATGACAGTAAAAGAAATTTGTACAGAATATAGTAAATTAGGAAACGAGACATTAAAGAAACAGTGTTTGAATAAGATTAAAATCACACCTTATGTACCTGTATTAAGAAAAGACGCACTTGCTGATATTATTGCAAGAAGAACTGTGTTTGAATATGAAAATTATATTGCAGAGGATGGAACAACTAAAACTCGTTTAACTGAAAATGTAAAGGTAAATACGTTTATTGGGTACATACTGTTTTGTCGTACTGTAATTGAAGAATATACAAATTTGGAAATTGATAAAGAACATTTTGATACTGATTATGATGCACTCAAGACCTCTGGACTGCTTAACATTTTAATGGGTGGTGAAAATTCAATTATTCCAGAGGAGGAAATTGCAGAACTGAGAACAATTATCGAAATGAAGAAAAATGACTTGCTTACAACTGAATCTTCTATTGATGTATTCGTAAAAAGACAGGTTGATAGATTTAAAGACTTGGGTGAATGCACTCTTACGCCACTTGCTACTGTTGTAAAAGAGAAACTTGATAGTTTATCTGAGGAAGATTTAGTCAAGATTGTTGAGTTTGCTAAGAAAGGTGGATTTAAGGAGGTATAAGATATGGATTTTTACGATCTAATATATAACAATATTTTCACTTTATCAAAAGGTGATGTGTTAGACATTCCTAATAATAAAGAAGAAATTCAAAAAGAGATTATTTCTACTATAAAGAAAAATAATCTCTCTCTTACTCAGTCTGCAATGGTATTCAATTCTATTATTAAAAAATTAGGGAATACACCAATTAACGAATTATAATTGTTTGTTTAGGTGTTTTAATATCTCGTTATGTATTTTCTTAAAATTTTCTATTTGTTGTTCAAGTGCAACTTCAGTAGATCTTTTTAGTAAATTATTTTGGCGAGTATATTCTAATGCCAAATCGTATGCTGCTTTGTTAGTAAGTTCTGGATTCATATGCAATACCTCCGTTTTTGTCGGTATTATATCATAAATTTTGAACTTATTCAACAAAGCAAGAAATTCAAATTTCAAGAGGTGTTTTATGTCGAAGAAAAAGAAGAAAAAAGTAAAGTTAATTCCTAGAAATATAAATAAGGCAGTAGGTTCTGTTAAAAATCTTAACACTACTACTCCTGGTCTTTTTGATTATAAAAAATTGGGAAAATATGAAGATGGAGGTATAAAAATGATTTCTGCAAATGAAGCTAGAAAAATCACAGAAGAAAGTCGATTAAAATTGCAAAAGTCTATTGATGAAATTGATTATTGTATTGACGATGCCATTCATGAAGGAAAATTTTCAATTATGGTTAATGGATTCATTAGCAAAGAAACTACCGAGATTCTAAAAGAAAATGGCTATAAGGTGAATGAATCTGATACGCATTTTCATATTATTTGGTAAATGTCATAAAATAAAAAAGCCGTGGCTGGTTTGCCACGGACTTCTTCGTTCTCCTTTCATTCCTTGTGTCTTTCTACTCCTTATAGAAAGAGCACTTAATATCAATACCACTAAATAATGCTAACTTCACATGAATGTCTTTCATACGGTGGTTTCGTACATAAATCCAAACTGGAAGTAAGACTATTAGCAGCATGATGATGAATAAAATTGCTATCATCAATATGCTCCTTTCTATGACGCAAGTCATGTATCTTTGTGGAGAAATTGTGTTTCTCATCTGATAATAATGCATAACGAATTGTGCCACTTTTGCACACAATCTACTATCAGACAATTTAATTATAGCACAAGGAATGGAAATTATAAATAGGCTCTATGCGTGTCACATCGTATAGGGCTTTTCTTATGGTGAGTGGTTACTACTGCTCTCTTATTTTGGTGTAAAAATAGTGAAAATTTTGGAGGTGATGATAAATGGGATTAAATAAAGACACTATTAAATATTTAGAAAAACAGGCTCAGAAAAAAGCTTCTGAATTAGCACATGAAGCTCAACAGAGATTAACAGATGGTTATGTGTCATTTATTGATTTATATTATAGCGATTACACACCACAACAATATGTAAGAACTCATAATTTGTATAGGTCTTATAACAAATTTTATAAAAATAGTCATGGCACTATTTTTTATGGTGGTGTCGAAGTAACGCCTGAAAGAATGTTTGATAACTATGATCAAATTACACCTTCAGATCTTATGTCAGATTTTATTTACAATCCGAAAGGTACTTATCATGGTTGGTATAACATTCCTGCTAGTTTCAGTGTGTATAGAGAAATGCATAAGTATCATGAACGATTAAAGGATGAATATAGAAAACGTTGCACAATTTAGAAAGGATGTGAATTATGGCAAGTTCAGATATTATCAAGATTGGTTTTGATTACAGATCCAGTCTTGCACAATTTGAAAAAGACACAAATGGTGTATTTGACGGAATTAGTTCTAAGGCTGGTAAACAGAAAATTACAATTCAGTTAGATGCAAAAGATGATAAGGTAATTGATAAAATTAAGGAATTACAGAAACTTAAATTAGATAAATTCACATTCGAGTTTGGTAATTCTGGATTAAAAGAACAGCTACAAACATTTGACAAATTAGAGAATAAGATAAATGAGATTATTAATTTAGGAAAAGGAAAATCTATTATTGACTCCTCTTCCACTATTAAAGAAATTGACAAGATAAATAAATCTCTTAATAAAACAAGTGAGATTTTAAATAAATCATTTTCAACAAAAAATAAGACAGAAGCTTTTAATCAATTAAAGGAAGCATCTGTTGCATATGAAAAGTTTTATGGTAATGAAAAAGCAATGGCTACACAAGAAGGTACTCAAGCCGCTTATAATTATTATAAAGCATATGAAGAAGCTTTAAAAAAAGGTGTGGCACAGACAAGACTAGAAAAGGTTACTATTGATGTAGAAAAAGGTTATAATTTCAATTCATCTGATTTATCTAGTCGGAGAATTAAAGAATTTGAAAATTATCAAAAATACGGTGGCGATTTATCGGATTTATCTTTGGAAATTGCTTCGTTAGATGGAAAATTAAAAGATTTTAGCAGTGCTTATGCTGAAGTAAAAAAGAATCTTGGCGAAGCACCAATAACACCAGAGATAATTTCTAATATAGAACACTATGTTGAATTATTAGATAAGGTGAGATATCTGAAAAGCTGGCATAAATCTGATGATAAAGATATTATTGCCCAAGATGAATCAAGTGCTAAATATTTTTTAGATAGTGCAATATATAAAGCACAAGAACAGAATTATAATTATACAGATTCATTAAAAACACAAGAAATCCAAGCAATTGCTACTGCTGAAGCAGAAAAAAAATTAGCAGAAACGCAGAAAGAGGTATCTTTTACTTCTTCTGAAACGAATATTTCATTAGAAAATAGTCCAAAGAAAGACGCATTTCCTAAGACTGATTCTTCTGCTACAAATGCTTCTACTTCTGCTATTAAAGAAGAGAATAATGCATTAGAACAGACTACTCAAAGTGCTGAAAAGGCTGCAAATAGTAAAAAGAAATTTGCAAATGCAAATAAGGAAGTCAAAGATAGTGCAAACGCAAGTGTTGGTGCAATCAAAGATGAAAATAATGCTTTTGACAAAAATGAATGGGACAAGAATGTAAAAGCAATTCAGAAATATATGGATACTGTTACAGAATTAAATCATCTCAAGGCAAAAGATAAAGGAACTGGCAAAAATACAAGTGTTATTGCTGACCAAGAACAAGAAGTTGAACGTTTAAAAAATATTGCATATGAAGCAAAAAAAACATTATCGTCCATTGCTAATTCTAATAAAGCTGATGTTAACACATGGGAAAAATGGGTTAATATTATGAAGCAATTTGACCAAGCATCACAAGGGTCTACTAGGTCTATTGCAAGATTAGAAGATGCTATGAGAAATGCAAATAATTCTCAGATTGAATATATGAATTCTGTTATTAAACGTTTTCAAAATAGCTATGATAAATATTCAACTGATGCATCTCGAAATGGCTATAATCCGAGTGTTGAGTTTTCTGATAAACTTTCGTCTTTCAATTCTAGTTTAAATGATTTAAAGAATTTATCAAGTTCAATTTCTAATGGCGAGTTTGTTAAACAGGAACAGATTGATAGTTTTAAACGTCTTACTCAAAATGCAGAAGAAGCTCAAAAATCATTAAAAAATATGTCTGCCTCTGAAAAAGGTATGAAATCTGTTTCTGTACAAAAAGAAATTGATAAAATCAATCAACTTTTAAGAGAGAATACACGTTATTCTAAAGAAGCAAAAATTGAACTAAGGTCATTAATTACTCAATTAATGTCTGGTGATCCGACTGTTAATCTTGAAGCAATTCATACAAAGGTAATGGAAATTAAAAATGCTGAAGAATTAGCAGGTAGAGCTGGAAAAAACTTTTTCGATATTTTAGCATCAAAATCTTATTATGGATTTATTGGTCAGATGCAAAGTTATTTGAGTATGTATGTTGGTTTCTACGGAATGATGAATTCTTTTAGGAATGGACTATCTACTGTTCGTGAACTTAATACTGCTCTTACAGAAATGAGAAAAGTATCTGAAGAAACAACACAAAGCTTAAAAAATTATCAGAATACGACTTTTGATGTAGCAAATGTGGTTGGTACTACTGCAAAACAGATACAAAATTCCACGGCAGATTGGATGCGTTTAGGTGAATCCATGTCAGAAGCCGCTGAGAGTGCAAAAGATGCAAATATTCTTTTTAATGTATCTGAATTTGAGGGGATTGACGAAGCAACAGAATCTCTTGTATCTATGAGTCAGGCTTATAAAGATCTTGATAAAATGGATATTATAAATGTCCTAAATAATATCGGAAACAATTATAGTATTAGTACAGACGGTTTAGCTACTGCTCTGAAAGATTCTGCAAGTGCATTAGTTACTGCAAACAACGATTTAAATGAGGCTGTATCTCTCACTACGGCTGGCAATGCAATTACACAAGATCCATCAAAAGTAGGAGCAGGTCTTCGTACCATTTCTCTTAGACTCGTAGGCACTGAAGAAGCAAAACAAGAACTTTCAGATTTAGGCGAAGAAACAGATGGCATGATTACAACTGTTTCAAAACTAAGAGATACTATTATGGACGCTACTAAAGCAGCTTCCGCAGATGGTAAAGGTTTTGATATTCTTGATGATAATGGAAATTACAAGAGCACATATGAGATCATGCAGGGGTTAGCAGATTTATATGATGATATTGTAAAAAAAGATAAAGAACTAGGAACAAACAATCTTAATCTTTTATTGGAGACTATAGCAGGTAAGAATAGATCGAATATTGCAGCTAGTATACTCCAAAATGGAGAAATGTTAAAGTCTGTGTATGAAGATGCACAAAATTCAGAAGGTTCAGCAGAACAAGAATTAAACTCTTATCTTGATAGTGTAGATGGCAAACTTCAACAGCTCTCCAACAGAGCACAAGAATTCTGGTTCAAAGTCATTGATTCAGAAACTATTAAGAACGGAATAGATTTATTAACAAACTTAACAAAAGGTGCTACAGATTTTGTAGACACAATAGGTATCCTCCCAACACTCTTAACAGGAATTGGTGCAGGTATTGCCGTTAAAAACGTGGGTGAACATTATATAGTTCCAGTGTCTATATAGTTACCGTCTTGCCCACCCATACTAGCATGGTAACATGGAACAAGTTATATTTATAACGAGGAGTATGGTGGTTATTGGTTCTATATTATTTACACAAATATAGTTTTCGATAACGTAAACAACGACTTAAAATGAAAAGTATTTAGTGAACAAATATCGGGAATTCAACAGCAAAATAAAACTATCATTCAAAAGAAGTACGAAATTTTGAAATGAAACTTAACTCGAAAGGGATTAAGAGTAACATCTTATTTTGTGTTATTGGGGAAAATCCGCAACGAAGCCTAGTCGTACATTAAAAAATGCTAGGAACGCTCAGAGACGATAATAGTCGCATGGAGAATAATCTTCATGATGGTATAGTCCAGGTAAACGTAAGTATGATACGTGTTCATGTGTACATGAGTATAACTGCTCTCCTATTTGAGTGTAACGGATAGGTAAAAAGTTGTAAAACTAATTGTTATAATTCAGTTGAGGGTTTTATAACAAATTACAAACAAATAGAGAATAAATAAAATAGAGGACAGTCGTGATGACTTGCCCTCAATATGGAACAAAAGGAAATAAAATATGGCTTATACAAAATAGAATTATTTAGATTGGTGTTTGTCTTTGGCTATCATGCGAGTTATATACTTTACTTTCTCATTACTGAGTTCAGGATGTTTGCAAATCAGTATGGCTACTATTAATTTGAGAAACAACCATCCAAAGTAGCATAACCCAGCACAGCCTAAGACTTTAAAAAATTGTGTTAGCACTACTAACAATTCTACCCTCCCTTCTGTAGAAATTTCATAACATTAGGGAAATGTATTGCCCGAATGGGCTAGATATTTATTTCCAAAAAATAGTGCCTATTCTACATTGGCACTCCCACATGGTATAATACCAAGCACTTGCCGTGACAACGGACTGCAATGTGGTAATACAGTCGCAGTTTGCTTGGTATCATTTTATCATATTATACCGTTTTCATAAATCCCAAACATAGGTTTTGTCGATTTGTGTAAAATGAAAATTTAATAAAAATAAGTGTTTTTCTACTTATTATATTTACAAAATTTTACTGTTGTGCTATTCTCAAAATATCAAAGAATTTTTGATATTTAAAAAGGAGGATGCACAATGAAGAACACAAGTAAAGAAAGAACCTTACAATGGATAAATAATCAAAATCAAAAAGGTAACATTTCTTTTGAGCATCGTTTACAACGTCCGATTGGTCAATGGAATACAAAAATGAAAAGCTTATTAATCCAAAGCTTATTAAGTGGCATTCCAGTGAACCCTATTTATGTTGTAGAAGAAGAAAATATAATCTATCCTTTGGACGGTTCTCAGAGAACATCTACTTGTATTGATTATATTAATGATAAATTTTCTTTAAGTAAGGATACTCCTAACGTATCAATCGCAATAACAGAAAATGGAGAACAAGTTATCAGAGAGTATGAAATTGCAGGAAAGAAATTCAAAAAACTTGATGACGAAGTAAAAGAAACTCTTCTTGCTTGTACATTAGAGTTTTGTACATTATCCGATTATACGGATGATGATATTAAGACAATGTTTGCTCGTCAAAATTCAGGCAAGCCATTAGGTTCACGATTATTGAGAGTTGTTCATGAATCTGATGAATTTGGTGATGTAGTTTACTCTCTTGCTCGTCACCCATTTATGGATAAACTTATGGGGAAAACACAACGTAAGAATGGGACTGACAAAGATATAATCATTCAGACATTTATGCTGATTGCAACAAATCAGGAAAATGATTTTACATCTTTCAGAGCAAAGGACATTGATGCTTTTGTGACTGATTATGCTGACCAATATATAGATAAAGCAGATACATTAAAAGAAGCAATGGATAAATTCGATGAATCGTTTGATGAAATCAAAATTCCTGTTACTTCGATTCCGCAAATTTTATATGGCGGCTATAGAGTTACGAAAGATAAGAAATCATTCACAAGATTGGCTGATAAAGTTGCTAATTTTGTAGCGAATTATGATTCTAATGAAGAATACAAACAATTTGTTCAGTCTGGTACTGGAAGTAGGGAAAATGTAAATGGAAGATTTCAATATTGGAGAAATAAACTTAAAGAAATATAATAACAAGCAACTCTAAAAATATAGAGTCTAGTTAAAATTAACTAGGCTCTTTTATTATGCAAAAAGAAAGGAATTAAAAACTATGAAAAAAATTATTTACACATTAAAACAACTGTTACCATTAACTTATTATTCAAAATACAAAGTCCAGAATGGAGCTAAAGAACTCACAATCTGGACTCAGTGGTTTGGTAAACCATTCAATATTAAACGATATACTTTGGCTAATTAGTGGAACTCTGTTCCATCACATCTTGGGCATGGTGGCATTGTATCTGTATCATCATCTAATACAACTACCTGTCCACAATTGTCACATGTGTATTCGCCCTTGCCTGATTTTTCTCCTGTAGTTGGCATTTCACAACTCCTCCCTTCTTATTGAGATAATTTTCAGTATATACTAAAAATTGAAATAAGTATAGTCGGAACATTAGTTCTGTTTATCTTTTTTATTTCGTAATTTATCAATTTCCATCATATACTTAACCAGTCTATTAGTAGAATCAATTGTTTGTATTACTTTAGGATTGGAAAATGTTGATATTAATTGTTGTACGGCAGGGTCATTTGCTTTTATTAAAACTTCTTTGGCTTTTTCATCCTTTAGTAATTTATTAATGTCATTTTTATTATCAGGTGTTTGTTCAATAAACTCTTGACAATATTTTAATAAATCAACTTCTTCACCAGCCAACATCTGTTGTTTAAAATCTTCAACTAATATTTCAGAAGGTGTTTTATCCGATAAAGATTTTAAAACTTTAATCCAAAGTGATTCCAATTGTTCTTTAATATAGTCTTGTCTTATTGCTTCTGATTTTTCTGTTGGTTGAATATACAAACTGATATATTGTGGTTTATTAAGTTCATGCTTTGCACAAACAGCACCTATGATAATAAAACCTTCATTATATGAAGTATAACAGAAATATTCATTATAAATACTTTGATTATAATAAGTATGAGTTTTATTTTCAGTATCAGTTACTTCTCCATACATTATAGGTTTCGATATATTTTGATCAATGTTATCATCAAGAATATTCCATTTAAGAATATGTTTAAATGTTTGTCTATCAACTATTTTTAGAAAACTATCGTCTGCATCATAATTTCTGCCAATTAATTCATCAATTGATATGTTTAAATAGTCAGCAATTTCAACTATTTTATCAAGAGATGGTGAAGTCTTTTTCCAACGGCTGATTAAGGAAGGACTATATTCTAAAATCTTTTCTAATTGTGCTACTGTAAGATTTCTTTTAGAACATGCTGCTTTTATTGATTTTACTAACAATTCATTGTCCATTTGTTATACCTCTTCATTCTTGAAATAATTTTCATTTCTGTATTGACTTTTAAATAAAAAGTATTATAATGATATTATATTCAGAAATGAACAACTTGTAAATAGTGAAAAGTGTTTCGTTTCTTTGAATATAAAATAACCACCAAATAAACTTGCCGGTTCAATGGTGGTTATAAAGAAGTGTACTATAATACGCTTCAAACATTTACATATAGTATTATAGCACACTTCTTCTACTATTAACAAGCGTTATTTTAGAAGGAGGATGTTGATATGGACAATGAAATTCAGAAATTTGGGAAGAAAATCAACTTTTATATAAATAGCACTTGACTTTTCGCCTATCATAAAGTATTATTATCTTGTACTTGTTGATAGACAGAAAGTAGGTGTTATATGTCTACGAAAATGGGACGACCTCTTTCTGATAATCCAAGAAATCATAAACTGTTTGTTAGATTGACCGATAAGGAAAATGAGGACTTGGAAAAATGTTGTGATATTACAGGAAAATCAAAGGCAGAATTAGTTCGAAAAGGCTTGAATTTCATAACAGACAAAATATTAGAAAGAGAATAAAAAGTGAGAACCGCCCTCTCCTCCCAAGATTGAAGCGATTCTCATACATAGTCTATTACTAGACATATTTCATTTTACTCTATGTTGAATTATTTTTCAAGATATGGAGGAAATTAAATGAATGAACTGAAAATTTTTAGCAACACAGATTTTGGAGAATTGTCTGTGAACAACACGGATGATGGTATTTACTTTTTTTTGGGCGAGGAGTGTAGATGTTTAGGTTATACTAAAATTGCTAAAGGAAAACCGTACTTGCGTAAAGATAAAATCGTTAATATCTGTGAAACCCTTGATATTAAAGGGTTGTCACCAAGTGACAACTTTGAAATTATTGATTTAGACACAAATTTTGACAATACAAGGATTACGGAAGACGCATTATATGATTTAATACTTGAGTCTAAAGCGAAGAATGCAAGGAAATTCCGTAAATGGGTGACACAGGAAGTTTTACCACAGATTCGTCAAACAGGTGGATACATACCTATCAAAGAAGACGAATCAAATGAGTTATTCTTGGCAAGAGCTGTTCAGATTGCAAACGAAACGATCAAACACAAAGATGAAATCATTGTCAATCAGAAAAAGAGAATAAAGTCATTGGAAGAAACAGAAAAGGATTGGAAGCTCCTAATGAACACAAAAGGAACATTCTCTGTAAATGAAATTGCACACTTTATAGGAATTGGTGAATACAATCTATTTTCTTACATGAGAAATGTTGGACTGCTTTTCAAGAATGAAAATGGAGATAATGTTCCATATGAGAAACCTGTTATGAAAGGTAAGTTCACTGCTATTCCTGCTATTGCACCTGATGGAACTGCTCATTTGCAGACAAGAATTTATCCTGACGGTATCTCTTACATAACTAAGCTGCTTCGTAAATATGGATATTTGGAGGTGGCATAATGGTAACAACAATTCAACCAGATTTGGTACATATCGTCATTCTTGATATTTCAGGTGTCTATGCACAGATACATGATCAAGGATATTTCACAAAGGACTCTCTTGATAGTATTTTTGGAGAATATAATGATGAATCACATTGGCGTGTGGTTACGTTGGATTAATACATATAGCAGGTTTTGGAGAATATAAATAAGTAGAGCCTGTAATTGGTGTACAGACTCTACTTTGATGATGATACTCTCCTACTCTTGACACAATGATGAAACTATTGATGATGAAAAACTACTCTTCATAGAAAGTACTATCTACTTCAATTCCGCTTTGACTTGCAGATAAATGAAAGCTTTTAGTTCTTTTAGAAAAGATATTATGCACCAGATAATAACATAATGCTAATCCAGCAATCTTCACAATAAATGTGAGTACAAGTTCTGCCATTTTTCACCTCCTTTCCGTGATGTAGATAACGGTCGGGAATTCGGTGCGGAGAACCCACAAGATGTTTTTCTTCCAAGAGCGTTACACTCACTTTCCTCCTAAGAACTAGGAAATGTGAAATTATTTAGTTACACGACAGGATATGTATAAGGCTGTGGTGCATTGCACAGCCATGTCTTTATACTATACATATCTTATTTTAGCACCTATTGGAAAATTATAAAAGATATAGTCAATTTAAGAAAAGAAAGGAATTAAAAATTATGAAAAAAATTATTTACACATTAAAACAACTGTTACCATTAACCTATCATTCAAAATACAGAGTCCAGAATGAATCAAAAGAACTTGCAATCTGGACTCAGTGGTTTGGTAAGCCATTTAATATTAAACGATTTACGCTTGTTGATTAATGGAATTCAGTTCCATTACATTTTGGGCATGGTGGCATTGTATCTGTATCATCGTCTAATACAACCACCTGTCCACAATTATCACAAGTATACTCACCCTTACCTGGTTTTTCTCCTGTAGTTGGCATTTCACAACCCTCCCTTCATATCAAGTTAGTAATATTTTACAATTTGTTTATTTATTAATAAATCCCAAACATTAGTTCAAGCACCTTATCCGACATTTTTCGACAAGTTTGAGATGTGTTTATAGAACAAACTTTCTGAATTGTTTCTTGTCAAT